TTCATATCTAGAAGTAAACGATAAAGGACTGCCCCACGAAAGTTCGCTTATGCAAAAAGCCCGAACTGAATTATTTGATAGATTAGTCATTTTCGTTTTATACGCTCTGAATTTTTAAATCTGAAAATTTTTGATTTGGAGTTGCTATATCTCTTAGTATAGAATCTTTCAAAACGGGATATTTCCTAAGTAAAAATTTTAGCACTTCATAACCGATTTCGGGCGATAAATGCATTTCAATATTTGCTCGATACCAAGCGTCATCCTTAACCTCACGATACTCTTCCTTGCTGGCCACCAGTAATTCACATCCAAAAATAGCCATTTCATTTATATCAATAACTTTTTTAGTTGCATCGCATGTAAATTGTACTTTTTCTTGTTGTTTAATTGTTTTCATTTGATGTGTTTTTCGTAGCGTATTTTACGCTCTTGTTTTCTGGTGTGGAAATCGCTCATTATTGTTTTTCATCAACGGGAGTTTTTAGACTTATCGGCGGTAGTTTTGTTAAATTGTCTGTAACATGCAAAACTCCTTTGACCGTTTCGGATAGATCGTTTTCACTACATATTAAGGTCGCACTAATGCCAGAACCTAAAAATCCAGAATTATCAGATATAGTTATGGCATACTTAAAATTTTTAATTGGCTCGATTAATAATTTGAGCGTTTGTAGATTATATTTCATTTATCATCTAATTTCCTATTCCACGGGACAAGCCTCCAATGCATTTTACCGTCACAATCTTTTTCTGATTTGCTATTTAACGTCACATCTGAAACAAGCTGCATATCATAATATATCAATAGTTTGTTTATAGAGTCAATTATCATAAATGCATCGTCATCATAATTAATTGTTAATGTCATTTTTAATCATATCCCTCACTTCCATTAAAGCAAATCCCAAAAGATTTTCTCCCGTCCAGTTATCGGGATTTTGATTGCGTTGGTCTGTAATTTCAAGCCCGATGCCCCATATTTTATCATATGGACTGGCTTCCGCAAGCACATTATCGCCCGTAGAGAGCAAAAATTCTTTAAGTTTTGGATGTGCCGAGAATTTAAATAGATTTCCGTTAACAACCACCCTATATTTTACTTCATTCCATATTCTGTCGTCATATTTTTTGACTGCCCTTCCTAACGTTTTTGCTTGTCTTGGACATTTAGATTTTAAAATTTTATCGAGTATTTCACAATCACCAAAGATGCTTGCCTTAAACCACATCATATAGTGTTCTGCCGTAGCAACACCTACAAATGGTGCATCATACCACTGACTTAAACATGATTTATTTACAGAACCATCTTGGGGCGGAGTGTGACCGTAAAAGAATAGATATTCTACAGGCTCTCCCGAGGCAATTTTATTTTTTAGCCATTGTAGATTGTATTTCATTCATCATCTCCGATTCTAATCCGGGCTTGTTTCCAACAATATGATTCACATTCAAACCTATACCCTTTTAGGTAAGCGATCTCGTCTGGATTTATTATACGGCGTAGTGTTTTTTCTATCCAAGCTTCATCACTATAGTTTCTTAACTCAACTTTAAGAGTAACATCATTTTTGGTTGGCTCGCGGTATTTGGTTTCCTGAACTGCCACCTGCGATAAATCTGGTTGGGGCCGGGTTCGCAAATTTTGTTGTTCTTTTTCAATCTTCTCTACCAAAGGCGTCAAGTATTTTTCGTTGTACTCTTGCTTTAGTAAAGAGAAAAGATGCTGACGAAGTTTGCCGCTTACGTTTTCGTCGTCGATTAGCAGGCACGACGCTTCACGGGGCGATATCTCTACTGTAAAATAGCATGGATTTTCAAAATTTTTATAAAACGCTTGAGCTTTCACTTGGAATCTCCTTTTAGGTGTTTGTTTGCAATGGTAATCATATTTTTTGGCACATTTATAATAGTAACCGTTTCTCCGCCATCCATAACATTAAGATCTTTTTCAACAACGATTATATCATAGTGGTGATCGCATTCTATATAATTAGCGATGTCAAAGTCTACTTCCGGTACAGGGTGCGCAATTTTTGTAAAAGTGCGAGGCCCAGTAAAATCGGTTTTTACCGTTTCTACAATAAAATAGCTTTGGCATTTAAATCTGGCTGTCATTCCCATAGTTGTCTAAAGGCACTCCGTATAAAATTGTTTCTTCCGGTAAAATCTGTTTTTTTGGAAATATTTCTGAGATTGGCGGATATTGAAGTCATTCATACAAAATTCTTAAAGCTTCTTTTGCAGAAACACAGGACAAGTTCTCAGAGCTTGTACTTTGCTTGCAAATATCGCAAGTCCTTTCTCCGATTATGCCGATAGTATAACATTCTACTTCCTGATTGTCAATGCATTTGTTGCAAATATAGTAATGTTCTTTCATTTGTCGTTTTCTTCTATAAGTTTTAATAATGCCCGAGCCATATTCATGCCCAATTCATCCGGTTCAAACCTAGCCACAACAACGTGTCCATTTCCCAGTAAATGAGGATCTAGCATTGTCATTTTTTCAATTTCTTTTTTTCTTCCTTTTACCAACATTAGCTTTTTGCCATTGAACGTAGTACATCCATGATATTTTGCCATAACAATACAAAAATCAACTAGCGAAGATTCGTAAATATATAGAATAGAAAAATTACATGGATTAGGGTCGGGCGGATTAATCTCTTTACAGCATCGAGGCGAATCGCTAAAAAGTTTTATTCCCATTATTACACCAATCTTTCTTCTAAGACTTCCACAGCTAGCCTATGCAAACAATCGGGTTCGTGATTTTCTTGAGTGGATCGTTTGTCGCATCCACGCTTGAAATAGTTGCCATACTCTGCATGACAGTATCTACAGTGGTCGCGTGAGTAACTATCTTCCGCTAAGAAGCTGTCTGTTGAAAGTTGCTCTAAAATCGACTCAATTTTACTTTGAGTGTTCGTTGTTTTCTATCGCTTTGATTTTGGTTTGTATGTTGTCCAATTTATAATAAATTCTGTACTGCAAGCTAATAATTGATCCCAGAATGGCTACTAGCAAAAGTGGTATTATAAAATAAGCAAACACATTGCCCGAGGATTCAGCCTCTATTTGTGAGGTTAGTTTAGATATTTTCTGCGTGGTATCAACTAAATCGTCGTATGTACGATTATACATTTCACGATAACGATCTCGTTCTTCTCGGGCCTTTACGATATATTCATTGTCTATTCTTAGAATGTCAAGACAATTTTTCATAAATTCCATATTGCTTTGATTGCCATCAGTTTCCATAACTTTTTCTTTCTAAAAAAATAGCTGTTTATTCGTTGTTTCGTAATAGTTCCCAGTGTACAATTGGGTCTTCGCAATAAACTAATGCATATCTGTTAGTAGTTTTGCATACAAACAAATAATTATAATTACTTTTAGTATGTTTCTCCATAGATTTTAAAGATTCGCACAAATCGCAGATATCGCCGTTATCCAATAAAGGAACCCCGAATTCAATATTTTCAATCTGTTTTACTACAACACCCCTATGCGAAAAAATTTCTGACTCTATAAAAATAATTTTTAAATTATTAATTAGCATTTTTTGTATTCCTATTAAAATGATTTTTGATAATTCTATCTGCTTCTTCATCCCAGCGATCTATAAGCCCTTTGTTGGCTTCAATAAAATCGCGGCATTCTTTTAGTTCTAGCTTTGATAAACAAATATTTTCACCGAAAGATGCAATTCTATAAAATCCTCTATCGGTAACATTTGGCTTGCCCGTAATATCAGCACACAACATAGCTAAATCATCAATTCTAACTTTGATATGTACAATTTCTATGTCGTAAAGCTCAGGATTGATTAACTTTGATCCCGGACAGTCATAGTATATCGTTCCGAATCGTTCTTCTATTGTTATAGTGCAATTGTGGCGAGATTCAATATAATTCTTGACAATTTCCGCAAGTTCCGGTGTATTGCAAACGTGAGGAACAATACTAATACGTTCGGGTGAAGTTAATCTATACATACTTTTATGAAATCCTTCATTAATAAAAATCTTCCACTTTTTAATTTCTTGATCAGAGCCAAGATCAACATAGATCTCTTTTAGATTATATCTTTTTTTAAAAATTTGCTAATCTTTCCCTCGAATAATACATTGAACTTATCATCATACTTATCAATGAAGCTTTCGCTAACCATTATTTTTGTAGTGGGTGTGAGTCCATAATATTTTTCTGCAATTGCTCTTTGTAAAAACTCTTTTGCTTTTTCTAGAGAGCTTACAAAAAAGATATCTGTAAAATCTTTATCGTTACTGTCGTTAGACCAGTTATAGTTTTCTTCTATTTCGTAGACAATATAGAATTTCATTCTGTACCTCCGTCAAGTAAAACAGTTGCTTCGTTGCGGCTGTACTTGCCCACTGAAACTCTGCGATTGAGAGTGACCGAGCCATCTACAACATATATATAATGTTGTGATGCATCATGAGAGGTAGAAGGCAATAAAACAGAATAGCGAATTATTTTGCGACCGTCTGATAAAATTCCTACTTCTTCGCCACCCTGAGACAAAGAGTTTATATTGTAATCTTTATGACGTTTCAAGTTTGCTTCATGATAAGAAGAAATATCAAGCTGATTACAGCCAATCAAGGAGGATGTTATGGAAAGTCCGGTGATAATAAGGCACCAGCCCAACAACGTCCATATTAACAAATTCGCACAATGACGCATTATTTTTCGCTCCTTTAGCTTATAAAAACTTTTAATCCATAAAATCCATAACATTTATTGTTGCTACAAGTAATCTTTCCACCAAAATAACTTGCCAACTCTTTTAGTACAACAACGGGATCTGCACCGTCAATCGGCCACTTTAGTTCGTCTGCGAACTCAAGATATGATTGTGTTTTGTGTTCATGAAATAAAATTATTGCTGAAAACCTTTTTTTATATACGCGCTTGTCTACTATAAATCTAACTATCTTACCACTCTTTAAATTCCAACTATTGACTATATTAATAATCGTTTGAGTTTCTGGAAGTAGTTGCTTTTGTGCAAAACAAACTTTAGGAGCGAGTAGTGCGGCCCCAATTATTTTAATCGCGTTTCTTCTTTGTGTCATACTGTCACTGCTCCTACATCTATTTTATCATGCGGGTTGTAGTTTGTCAACAATCTTTCTGTTCAGGATATTGAAATAATTTTTTGCTTAATTATTTGCCCGTCTTTATTTATAACGATTGCATTAGTGCCTCCAGCCAGAGGCCCTATATATATTTCTTCTTCAAGGATTATGTAATCCTCTGGACAATCAAGTAATTCTTTCTCGGAAAAATATTCGCTTAAATCGTGATCTTTTCCGGTAGAGACAGAATAACTTGCCAAGCCTTGATTTTCTTTAAAAAGTGTATAAATATTCATGAATAAACCCCCGAATTCCAAACGTTGCTTATTTTAAATGCCCCGCAATGTTTGCACGTTGACTCTTGCTGCCACCTTGCGATTTTTTCTTTTTCTTGTTCCGCTAAAACCCCTAGTTGTTCCGGCTCGTCCAGCAACGCATAAGGCAGTTCAGCATGTCGGATTGCTCCGTTGGTAGTTGGGCCATAAGTAAATTTAAATCCGCCTTCTCTTAAATTTACCGAAGAATATAAGGCACTTCCGCGATCTATTAGATAAACAAATTGTCTAGCCAATACGGTACATTGATCTACTAAATCACAGGCTGTTTTAATTTTTTCAGATGTGTTCATTATTTAATCCTTATTAATTCATCAAATTCTGCTGTCATTCTGTATATCTTACAGCTTTCTAAAGCCGCCAGCCCCCTTCTTAGAGCATCCACTTCTGGCCCTTGACGATTCGAAAGGAAACACTCAATCGCAAGAATTTTATATAATCCCAACGGCGAAATGTATGTTTTCTTAACCGTATTTGCCCAATGAGAACTAAGTGCTGAAATCAACGCAACTTCTTGTTCAGAATATTCACATAAATCTGTTGATAGTGACATTTATAATCCTAGTTTAATATCTAATTTTCTAGCTAAATCAATTACAGCTTCAAGCGATGTGCAATCGCCACCGCTTACACCTTTAACGATCTGTCCATCTTTAACAACTGAACAAGTTATAACTCCGTCTCCCCAACCCATAGCACCACCCCATTCAACGTGTCCGTATAGGCTTTCAATAATTTTAACTATTCTGTCTTTCATACTGTTACTGCTCCTACGTCTATTTTATCATGCGGGTTATAATTTGTCAACAAAATATCTTTCCATTCCCAATCAAAAATCGAAAATTTTCCGTCTTTGCCAAGAATTTCAATTTGTGGAAGCTCTTTTTCTTCTCTTTCTATAAGTTGCTTTGCGGCCTCCATATGATTTTCGTAAATATGGCAATCTGCTAGTGTTCCAACTAGCTCTCCGGGTTTTAAGCCGGATTCTTTACATAAAAGCATCAGTAACAGCCCGTAAGAAGCTATATTTGCACCTACGCCGAGCAGCAGGTCGCAACTTCTTTGATGCCAAATCAAGTTCAATTTATCGCCGTATACAACAATGTTCCACGCCCAATGACAAGGCGGAAGTGCGGCCATATGCATTTGATTCGGATTCCATGCTGAACATACCATTCTGCGATCATATGGACTAGATTTAAGTTTATCAACTATAGACTTAAATTGGTCGAATCCATCTTCGATGCCATTAAAATCTATTCCTACCTTTTGGTATCTTTCTGTATAATCATAACCACTTCCTTCGTCATACCATTCTCCAAATTTTCGCCATTGATAGCCATAAATAGGGCCGAGATCATTAGTTTCTAATTGAACACTTTTATATGCTTCTCTAGTTAGAACAACAGATTTGTCATTGTGAATATTTTTGAGTTCTTCTTCTTTTTTTATTGCAGATTTCTTTACAGCAACCGGATTGGCCCACTCGTTCCAAAAATTACAGCCTCGTTCTTTATACCAAGACTTGTCTGTAACACCTTTGATAAACCCCTCAAGCTCTACACGAATGCTTCGCCAAGGCATCTTACGAAGCGTAGTTAAAGGAAAGCCCGTACTCATATCGTGGCGAAAGATTTCGCAGAATGTTCCGATAGTTCCGTTTTCTACGGGTATAATATTGCCTGCGGCATCATATCGAATTGCTTGCTTGGCTACGCCATTATTTACTACATTTTTGATTATTTCTAAATAGTTCACTTTGTTATTTTCCTTCATATTTTTCTTTTAATTTTCTCAATGCTTCCAATTCTTGTTCTTTTACTCTGGCAGCTTCCTTTTCCTGCTTAGCTTTCTTTTCTGCAATTTCTTTAGCCCTTTTTTCTTCCTTGATTTTTTCTGTTAAATTAAAAGACTTTTGCATGATTTCATTCATCTTATTTTCATGCTCTTCGTCTTGTGTCCATTCCCATTCATCCTCGCACCACTCTCTGTAGGATTGAATAACATAAACTTCATATTCACCTTCAGGATATTCTTCTGCGAAAGAAGCAATAGCCTTAATCAAGCCTTCTTCATCGTCTAAATCAAACTCTTCGTGCGAATGAAACGCATTTTTTCGCCAATGGCAATAACCAGAAGTATCCCAATACCCCTGTTCTTGACAGTGCATTGTAAGTAGATATTTAGTTTTCATTATTCGTTCCTTTCATAGTACCATTTCGGGACATTATCAACAACATAACCAAAGTCTTTTAGTGTTTGTTTTTGCTGTTCCATAGAAATCTTTTCACAACACTCAATAGTTGACTCCATACAGTAGTTAAACATATTTGGAATCTCTGGTTCGCATCCATATTCATCAACAAAGTCACTGAATTCATCATCGGATAATACCTCTGGCTTTTCCCAATCCCATCCGTCAGGACAATGGCCCTTTTCGTCAAAAAATTTAATCGGAGCTAGGCACCAACAATTTTCTTTTTCGCAATCTGGAATGGCATACCAACCTTCACCCCAAATGTAGGGGTGTGTACTGTTAGTAGATTTGTATCGTTGATAGATTTTAGATTTTAACTTTCTTCTCTTATAAGAATTTTCTATTTCTTTTGTAAAAGGTTTTCCAGACATATAATACTCTGTTCCATACGCAGGACACATTTTATGCATTTCTGGACGTTGACAGCCCGGACATAGATCTTCGCGACGATCCGTTTCACAAATATACTCTACAATCTTATTGTAATCCATGTTGTACCATCCAGCACTAGACGCGCTGTTTATTTCGAGTATATATGGTTTTCCATTGCTATAGCAAATATCAAGAGTATAAAACACATCTGGGTATTTTTTGATTCTAGGGGCTAATTCTAGAAAATCTCTTTCTATATCACGGTTTACAGGTTCGTTGATTTCATATGGACTGTAATCAACTATTGTGTTCTTATGCATAAATAATCTGTATTCAGCTTCTATTTTCTTTGCAGAAGAAACAACAACAAGATCATTATCAACTGCACAAAACCCAGGAAGACTTTTGATAATGTCAAGCTCTTTAGTGAAGTATTTAGATCCTAAAGTAGTTCCAGTAAACAACTTTTCACCACTATTGGGTCGAATGAAAAATCTTTCGGATGAAAACACGAATTTAAGTAGATCAAGTGATCTATAAAGCTTGTGCCATGGCAAGACGATATAATCGCTATTGAGCATTTCATCATCAATAGTCTCTGTGTACTTAATATAAGTATAATTTTCAACGGTCAAGCCGTATAAATCAATGTATTCTCCCCATATCCGATCAAATTTTTGACAAAACTCTGTTGAGCCGCGAACAAAAACGCTTTCGCCACCAACAAAGCCTTCTTCGAACCACTGATCTTTAAGAATATGATATTCCACATTGTTTTTCTCTAAAGCGGCAACAAGCCTATCTGTTTCATCGCCAGAAAAATTGCAATTTTCTTGAATTATAAACTTCATTATTTTTTCTCTTTAGCAAACCCATTTCTTACCATCAACTCTGACACATCTTCTTTCGATCCATTATCGTCCACATCTCTATAGATTCTAGCAAGAATTCTAGATAAAGTCAAGGACTTAGAAAAATTTTCTTGGAATGGTATATCTACCACCACTTCATCGCCGGGATGCACAAGTGTTTCTAGAAATTCCTTAGATTTTAATCCTTTTGACTTTTCAACTCCGGTAATTTCGGGAGCCCAACAATCCAGAAGTCTAATGTTGGTTTGCACTCTTAGCTCAACAGTTACCGTGTCGCCATCGTAAATAGAAACAATTCGGGCGGGTGTAGTAAGACGAAAAGGAGCTTGTTCGGGAGTTGAACCAAAAACAACCTCTGTGCAATCAGACGACTTTGGCTGAGACACTGATCGGCTCAAATTTAAAAATCTAGCACCAATCAACGCTAAAATAAAAAATACAATAAATACAATTGCTTCTACCCTATCTTTATCAACAAAAAGATCATCATTTTTTTTAGATGGAAACATCTTCGTCTTGCTCCGGTTCTTCGTATTGTTCAGATGGATAAAGCTTGCTAATTAGCTTGTCTTTTTCTTTGAAAAGTTTGTTTTTAGCTTTATTGATTTTGTTTAGCTCACTAGGAGACATTTCGCCGCTGGTTTTGTCAATCAATTCGTTGATTCTTTGTTGAATTTGACGAATACGCTTTTCAATTTTTTCTGGATGATTACTCATGACCAATTAATACTTCTTCGTTTTTTACCTTAAAATATAGTTGTCCACTGAAAATTCTTTTCAAAATCTTTTCTTGTGCTCGCCACATAGAAAATGTATTGATGGCTTGGTGCAATTCTTCTGTGTTTAGCCCATGTTCTATGCCCATAATACAAAGTCTTTCCATTTCATCCTCTGAAAAAACCACATATTTTTTATCTATTTCATCCCAGTACAAATCATCAATCGGAATAAACTTGTTTATATCAATATTTTGCATCTGAACTCCCAAAGCCCTTTTCTCCACGTTCGGTACTACTCAATGATTCTACTTCTTGAAAATCAAATGTCAAGTATTCTTGGAAAATAATTTGGGCAATTTTTGTACCGGCCTCTAGAAAAATCGCCCGATCTTTGGATGTGTTCAAAAGACAAACCTTTATTTCTCCGGTGTATCCAGAGTCTATAACCCCGGCTAAAACGTCTATCCCAAACTTTACCGAAAGTCCAGACCTTGGCCAAATAAGACCCACCATATTCTCTCGCGGCATTTCCAGGGCTATTCCCGTAGAAACAACAAATCTTTCACCCGGACGAATAAACGATTCTTCTAGGCTATACAAGTCATAACCAGCGTCAGATTTATTGGCTTTGGTTGGAGTTGTGGCCCTTGAATCAAGTTTTTTATATTTTAATACAGACAAAATTCTACTCCTTTTTCTTTACATAGTTGTTGGGAAAGCTCTATACTTTTCTGCCATTTTTGAGTATCGCTTTGAACAGAAACTATTCTGGAGACTTTACTTTGAATCAATTGAGCACAGCATCTAGAGCACGGAAACATTGGATATGTGTAAACTGTGCAATTCTTAAAGCTTTTTTTATTAGCAAACAAAAGGGCGTTTATTTCTGCGTGAACAACTATATCCAGTTTGGTTTCACGATCATCTAATCGACCGTCATCTTTGATACCAGCGGGAAAACCATTGTATCCTACCGACACTACCCTTCTATCTTTGTCTACTATAACGGCCCCTACTTTTGCAGACGGGTCTTTGCTCCAAGTTGATATGAATTTTGCCAATTCAAGAAACCTGCGATCCCATTTTTCTCGTTTTTTCATTATCTCCCCTTTGCCCGATTCCCTAGACACGAATCACAAATATAAAACTCTCTAACGTGTGCTGGATGGACTTTGGTTGGAGTCTTGCAATATTGACAAATTTGATCTACCTTTTCAAACTTTGGTCTGTCTCTTTTTGTTGGATTGATTTTTGGCGTAATGTTTTCTTCATCGTTAGCCAGAGTTCCATCGTCTTGGAATTGATTGACCCTTTTTTGAATCTTGAGTGGTTCTCTCTTCTTTCTAGAAGCCTTAGCGGGTTGCATAACGAACTGATCAACATCAACCTTGTTTACTTCCACAGCTTTTGTTGCCTTGGTTTTCTTTGTTGGTTTTGCCTTTGGTTGTGCTTCGACGGTCGCCTGTTCCCGCGATTCCGTTATAGACTCCAGTAATTGGTTTGCCATCAATATTAACTCTGGATCGTTTAACTTCATACCTTTTTTAAGCAGATCTTTAGCTGTTTGAATAATAGTCATTCTTTTTTCTCCTTGATAATTCGATCATTAGATCGGCCATTTTTTTGATGTGTTCTGATTTATTTTCCAGTAAACTTAATCTAGCTCGCGCATTATTTTTTAATTGAAGAAGCTTTAAAGCGAGTGGATTTTCTTTTACGGCAGAATTGTATTTGACTTCCCACTTGGTATACTGATCGCCATAATTGTTAAAAACAGAAGACAAGATATAATTTATGCTATTGTCAGCATATTCATAAATCATTTTTTCTCTGTTATAAGCGGCGGCTAGATAATCTGCGTATCCATGTAGAACGTATCCTTTTTTAAGTAGATCCAAAGGATTTTCTTGTTCTAATTCTTCTATAGAATAGTTGAGAATTTCTTCACATTCTTCATGCTTTACCCTTTTTAAATCTAGCTTATTGTCATTTATCCAACCGTCTATCTTTTTAAAAAAACCAGAAACATAGTCGCAACCTTGTTCATCTTGACTCAATTTGTTGTCTCCAAGTATCTATAGAATCTGAATGCTTTAATTCTATTATTGCAATATTGTTTATTTTGCACCATTCTTTTTTATCCAAATCTCTTCTCTGGGATTTTGCAAATTCAAATTTGTTTTTGAAAAAGAAAGAATTGTACATGTAATGCTGCTCTCCGTGCGCCTCTACAACCAAAGATCTATTAGGAAGAAAAAAATCGGCTGTCAATTCTTTTTTGTTGGTAAATCTATTGCTGCCGGGAAGCGTAACCTCTTCCATGATTATGTCAAAAGGATACACTTCTCGCAGCAGTTGTCTAATTTTTAGATGCAGATTAGACTTGCTTGTATCAGAAAAATCTGCACCTCTGGGTTTCCAGTTGTACTCTTTTCCACTGAATCCAATGATTAACATAACATCATTTCTATTGCTTCTATAAGAGCTTCATATACATCTTGATTGGATTTAACAAAATTATACAAAGCCTCTCCACCTTGAAACTTGCAGGCTTTCAATGCTAATGCTGCATCGTCTGGAGTTTCGTAATTTCCAGAATCATTTATTTTGATATCATTGTTTAATCTCAAAACAATCTCTGGTTTTATTAGCAAGAAATTACATGTAAACCAAGCACCGGCCTGTGTGATAAGCCCAGCCTCTTGACCCATCATAACAACTTCTTGAACTTTGTCAATCCCATTTCCATAGCGAATCCAACTTTGACACTCTGCTCCTGGAGGCCCAATAGAAGAACATAGAACCTTCCAATTTACGGCCTGACCAACTTGTTGATCGTCCTGAACCCACGGCGAAATTGATTTGACTTCCATGCGGGTGTCGGCTTGATAACCAATTTTAACACCACCATCGGCCATATAAGCCTTACCATAACCACTGGTATTTGTGATCATGTGCGTAATCATCACAACAATACTTTTTTGATTTGGAACAATTTGACCTAGCTTTTTAACAAAATCCCCAAGAATCTTTGGAAGACCCGGACGACGCTCGCCACTGATTTCTGATTCTAAGTCTCTAGCCGGAATAAGCGAAGAAATAGAGTCGATAATACAAATAGCACCCTCGTTTTCTTTTGCTGATAAAAGCTTTAGGGTGATATCTAGAAAAACTTCGGCACTAAGCGGTGGGCCTTCACTGGTGATAATTTGCATACCTTGAGGATCAAGACCTTCTACTTCAAAGTTCATTTCTTTTAATCGACCTTCCGCATTAATATAAATGATTGGCCGACCTTCTTCTTGTCCATTTTTAGCAATTTGCATAGCTAGGGTGGTTTTTCCAGATTTTGCCGCGCCGCTAAGCATAACCCAAGAACCTTCTTTGATTCCGCCGCCCAGAGCCACATCAATAATTGGACTTACTTTTAGGATTTTATAATCCTTTCTTTCTTCTAATAGAGCGTCCCCCTTCTTGATTACATTACCATACTTTTTTGCAATATCATCAAGTAATTTTGATTCACCCGATGTTTCGGCTTTAGCTATCTTGGTCTTTTTTGTCATTTTTTTGCTCCAATGTTTTTATTCTAGAAAATAAACTATTCTTTTTAGCAAATGGTTTAGCTGGTTCTTTGCTAGTTATAATAGGCTCAGCAGCAGGAAGTTGCTCGATATTTTGAGCTAGTTTTTCTTGTTGTTTGTCAAAGACGGGCTTGTATCTGTTGATAGCCTCTACAACAAAATCCAAGGGTTTAAAAAAACCAAAAGAGTATATTTTTTTACCTTGATCAGAATTAACAAAAGAAACAATTAGCTTTTCGCTAAATTGCTTTATTAATCTTCTAACAGCAACTACTTGCCCTTGGTAAGAATCTTTATGGGCCCTGTTCCAAAATTTATAACCTAATTTACCACTATTATTGATTTCACTTTTTCTTGTTAGCATTAATTCGGCAACATACTGTGCCGCATCACACGCTTGACCCGTTGAGGGCGACTTGTACGCTTTGCCTATTTTTCTTTGCTGACTCATTTTTAAAAAGCATCAACTTTGCATTGTCTGGTGTCAATAGTCTTGTTTGTTCAAACTGCTCAAATTCATTTTGGGGCCAACAGTATTTTTTAACATCAATAACGTCTTCATTTTCTCTTAAAAGCCCAACTGCTAATTGCTTAAATGATGGGCCGGTTTCGCCAGTTCCAATGTTTATGTCTCGACTAGAGCCCCTAACAATAAAGAATCCGTCCAAACCATTGGCATCCTCGAATATAATTTGTCTTTCTGCCCCAAACATAATTACTTCTACTTTAGTAACAAATAAATTATTGTCGGCGCAATAAGCCCTGAGCCTATTCCAAGGGTTATCAAAGTTTGGTCTTTCATAATCTGAATAAACTGTGGTGCCATCATTTAATGTGGCGCACCATAGTATATCTAGATTTCTAATTTTATCCTTTACGAATTGATCAATTTTATCGCAAATCATTCTGGTTTAATTATATGAATAGAATTTTTATATCTAGAACTAACCGGACTTCTGCCTTTTTGAGCCCTATTTTTTCTTGACTCGTCAGCAATCATAGATGCGTTTTCGGTCATGATAACGGCCCCATATTTTTTATTTCTAGCCATAGCACTAGATGCAAGCGTTTCTGGTGCTGGTTCTTGCTTTTGTGCTTGTTGTTGTTCTAAACTTTCATCTAAAAATCTTTGAATAGATTCGGGATTTCTTTTTAGTTTTTTAGCCAAATATTCTACGCCCTTTTTTGATTTTAAAATAGCGTCCTTTTCTTCTTGCGAAAGCGGTCCTCTTTTTGTGGTCATTTTAACTCCTTAATGAATTTCTTTTTGCTCTATTTAAGTAGAGTCTATTTTTGGTTTTTAAATACTTGTAGTAGTTTTCAAAGGTGTCTTTGGTTACTTTTGTAAACTTAGACATGAATTGCTGGCTTTTCCTTAGAATATCTGGCCCATATGGATCGTACAGGTCGCCCCGCCAAAACCAAATAAAATAATATTCCTTTCCATTTACTAGAACGGTCTTGGCCAAAGCCTGAGCTTCGCTTTCTACAGAATTTCCGCCCATACCATAATAAGTCGCATTTTTATCACTCATACTTCAAATTTTCTAGAACCTCTTTTACTTTTTTTATACAGTCTATTTTGTCAATACCAACAACGGTAAACATTGCTTTTTTAGCTATTCCATATTTAAGAAGCTCTTTTTCTGACACTTGAGTTGTATCAAGACTTCCATCGGGCAGCATTTTAGAAATTTTTATAGTAAAGTTTATTTCGGCATGGTGGGGGAATTGATAAGTTTCGGGCTCTGACATCAAGACCCCTCCATGATATACTTATGTTTTTTTTCGGCGGTCATATTGTTTAGCTTTCTTCTTTTAGCCGACACTTCTCTATTTTTTTTGTGAAGCTCTACATTGTCTTGGCGCATTTTTTCTTCTAGGTGGTATCTACCCATCTTTTTTGTGTTGCGCTCGGCCAATTGACCTATTGTTTTTGCATCATGATAACTAACAACAACATTATCTTCCTGGTAATCACGAAAAACCTGCGAAGAACCACACTTTTCACACGATAATTCGCTAATGTTTTTATCGTAAGAACCAATAGACCAAAAGCAAGAAAAGTCATGGCGACAATTCTTGCAATTAAAACTATATTCAGGCATTATTTGAGTCTCTCTAGTATTTTTGCAATTAAGTTGTTTCTTTGTATGTCTGAATTGGTTAGTTGACAAATACCAACGCCCTTCAAATCTTCTAGTCTTTTGATAAAATTATCTAGACCACCCTTGGTATATTCTGGCAAATCGCTTTGCTCGGTGTCACCGTTGATTACAGCAATAGAATTTACTCCAAGTCTTGTAACAAACATTTTAATTTGTTCAAAGGTGCAGTTTTGCCCCTCGTCTAATATCATAAACGTATGATGGAAATTTCGCCCACGCATATATTCTAAAGGACAAATTTCTATGGTATTAGAATTTCTATGGTGCGTTAATAGCTCGTGTCCTAGATATTTTTTCATTTCATCTAGAATTGGAATCAGATAGGGGTTGATTTTTTCCAACATTGTACCGGGAAGATATCCAAGTCCTTTACCAGATTCTATTACGGGCCTAGTGATAATAATTTTTTCTATTTTATTAGAAAGTAAATATTCACATGCCAAACCAACGGCAATGGCTGTTTTACCCGATCCGGCTGGCCCCTTACAAAATGTAATATCGTTTGTCTTGATAGAGTCTATATAAATACTTTGGTTTTTACTTTTTGGTAAGAGCGATTTTCTTTCGGGAACTTTTCTTGGTTGTTTTACTTGTGGTGTTTCTTCATTAGAACGTTTTGACTTTCTTGTTGAAGGTGCTCTTTTTCTCATATTGTTACCTAATAATTTTCGGTAGTTTGTTGGAACAATGATGGGTTCAATGTTGTTGATCCGGCTTGAAGCTGGGTATATGCAACAAAATCATTGTTAGAATTTTGATACTCCAAGGTATATTCTACGATAGATCCAGAAGTGTCCCCCCCTGACTCTGAAAGTGATACTAGCCTATTTTTATTGCCTAAGTTAAAAACAAAGAATCTAAAATTATTGTCTTCATAGTTTTTAATTTTTGCAACCAAACAAATTCTTTCGTCGCCAAAATTTGTGTCTACATTTCTTATATTTGATTGTTGCGACCTAGCGGCTGCCAATGTAAATCTACACGATATATTGAGTGGGCACGTTAAGCATGTAAACATATTCAATTCGTCGTAGTTTACTGATTCTTCACCCCTCCACTTTCCAATGTCTACAAATTGTTGATAATCAAACCCAATACTAACCTCTATTCCAGTTATACCAAAAGCTTTTGATGCTCCAACTATTTTATTGTAGTTTGTTAAAGCCGAAATGGTTGATGGAAATACCGATAAGGTTGTATCAAAATGCTCTCTGCGTAGCACGTTGACATATGTAGAAGTTGTAGAATTTTTATCTCCACCGCGAGTATCAAAGTTATATGCGGTTGTCTGTTTTCTTTCTAAAACTTTTGATGAAAATTCAATTGTTTCGGTTACTGGGGAATCAACAGAAAAGTTATAAGACAATGATCTCATTAAAGAATACGGCAATTCAACCACATCCAAAGCATTTCCAGACAAGCCACTAGAACCAATTACCGAAGTGTCCTCTGGGGCATAGATTAACCTAAGAGTGTATTCTGGTAGAATTTTTTGCTGTATTGCCGATTTTGTTCCAGAGTCAAATCCTGGAATAGATATTCCGAAATTTTCTGGCTTTAATAGAAAAGAATTTTGATATTGATTTGATCCAGTAAAATTATTAGAATCCCATAAATTCTCTGAGCTTTTTTCTAGCCATAGTTTATCTAGATTAGAAAGCACTCTTTCTACTGTGATCTGATGTTCAGGTTCGGTACTTAAATTTTTTAATACTTGAGACTTACCAACGTCTTTAATCTGTACCACTGGCATTGATTCGTTCAAGCCAACAGACTGAACACCAGGAACAAAGTGATTAACAACATTTGAGATATTCTTGTGAGAATCAACCAATAATCCGCGACAGTAATATTGAAATTTAAAATTAGACAACTTTTAATATCCTTGAATTATAAGAGATTAAATCTCGCATTTTCCGCCTGCGCAAGCCAATGCTTGTTCTAATTCCGTATTGTCTTCTGACTCTATCAAATTAGTATAGTCAACATGTTGATACTCTCTTTGAAGCTCTGTCCATAGCTTATAATTATACACATCCTTCATGCAGTATGTTAGCTTTTTAAGATCGTCTTCAAAATACTTGAAAGCATACTTAGCGCATCTAGCGATCCACTCTATTTGCTTTTGGGAAAGTTTAATTTGTTCACTCGATTGCAAATCTATAGTTATTTCCGGGGTTAGTTTTAATGCGGCTGAATATCTTAAAGCATCGGAACATGCTGACCAGAGGTTATTGTCCCATGAATTTAGTGCTCCTTCTATCAGACCACTAACAAACATAGCACCTTCGCCATAGTGCGATAGCATCTCGCTTGGAAGATAAACGGTGGTAAACGGGGCTTGTGGGTAGTCCTTGTCTCCGGTTGCCGGAAGAAGACTGATTCCACAAAAGTATTTACGATTTTCATAAATAAAATCTTCTACATAACCCCATTCATCATCTTGCACATTGATAGTATTACTAACGTTATGTACAAGCCAGGGCTGAGTACAAAGATGTAAATTTGTTCCGGTTATAACCCAGTTTTGTTGTGTTGATTTAACAATTTCTAGCAAGCTACTAGCGCAAACTTGATTTTTTGTTTTTGAGCCATCTGGTACTTCTACGCAAAAACTAATAACATCATCGGTATTGTTTGCTGACCAAACAGATTGTTCGCAAGCTCTAGGATTGTGCTCTCTAAAATACGCATAAACATTCTCTAGCTTATTGGCTTGAACCCGTCTAATATATCGTTTAGCGTGATGCGGGTGAATGCCGCTAGCTGTGCCTAGAACGCAAGAAGAAGAACCCTCTGGTTTTACACAAGTGGTTCTTGCAGCTTGTGGTATTCCTATTATCTTGGCCACTCTAGCGTTTGTTTCTTTTACTATTTCTGCTCCGCGCTGCTGAACACTTGGATTTAAACATATCTCAGGCGTTTCAAGCCAACCAGTTCCGCTGACTCCAAGCAAAGACTCTCTTGCAAAAATCCTTTCGCTAACTTCGCCAAGATATGGAAATTTTGTGAACCCGGCTTGCAATGTGCCAATAATAGCGGCGGCTTCACATGCGTCATAGAAATCTTCTTCTTTTGTTATCTTCGCACAATTGATTGTAGAAAGGTTGCACCCTTGCCACCCAGACAACCCAGTTTCAACATCCACTGGATACATACCAATTTCTACGCAAGGATTAACAATAAGCTCGGTAGAATCAGACCAAACAAATCCAGGCTCTCCAAATTCTTTAACCGACTTCATTAATTTAGAAAATTCTTCGCGAGTTGTTTTATTTCTTATTAATAAAGCAGAATTATTTGATCTTCCACGTTGAGGATTGTCGATGAACCAATTGCCGGTTTTAGCTGTTGCCATTTCTTCATCGTCTGGAGAAAATACGCAAATAGTAGCACTGCGTCTAACCCCGCCAGAAATTACCGCATCTGCAAAGTGCATAACAATATCATAAGCTTCAATTGGCTTTAGAGACCTACAAGAGCTAGCATTAAATTCAACTCTAGCAATAGCGTATTCAAGAATTTTTTTAATGTTTTTTAAGGCTTTTTTTAGTGGCTCTGGCCCCGGAGCTTTTCCACCATTGGAAAGTGGAGCGCCCTTTAATCTTATTTTACTAAAATCAAAAACTACGTTTTTACCATTGTATTCTGGAAATAATTCCGATTGCTCAAAATAACTAGAAACAAGTACACCGATGGCATCTGACCACCCTTCGATATTATCTTCGATAACAAATTTTTTATTACCATCTGGAGATATTGAAAGAAGCGGCGGAAGCTTTGCTATATGGTGCTTTTGTACGCTAAATCCTGCTCCGCAACCGCACAGCAATAGATACATGCACTCTTGAAAAAATCTTAAACGATCAACATAAGAACTAACACAATTGTATATTCTAGCATGATGCTTAAAGATTGGGTCGCCACCAAATTGCAAGGCTCTTTGTGACCCAAGCACTTTTTTCTTGTGCATCATATCGTAAGCCCAATTGATTGATTCGTGTACTTCGGGCTTGTTCTGATACATTTCAAGCATCATATTTCTTACGCGATCATTTGCTTCTTTCCATGTTTCTCTTCTTTTTTTGTCTGGAAGATATCTAGAATATTTGGCCGTAAAAGTATAATCCATAAGAGCGCGTAAACTCATGCTTTTTTCCTCGTTGTGTTAGAAATATAGAAATAAAAAACCAGACAGCAAACTTAATTACTGTCTGGCGTTTTATTAACGCTGGAAATATTAATATGCATCAAGCACACAAATCATTTACCAGTTATTATTTATTTAAAAGTTTAATTTGAATAATCGTAACGCCGTTTTCTGTCTTGATATCAATATTATCAATAATAGCTTTAACTTTATCAACTTGATCTTGAGTAATTCCCAAAGAATTTAAAATCTTTTGAGTTACCGCATCAGAAATAAATCCGCCATAATTATTTTTTTGCATCAATTTTCTCGCTTAAATTTTCAACTAGGTTTGCCACCTTGATCGTACTTACATTAACTTCATCTAGCTTTTTATCAAAAGTTTCGAATTTAGTTTCTAGATTTGTTAAACGCCTATTGATAGAATCGTTTACTCTTTCTTCTAAAACGATTATTTTTTTGCTATGATGATTTATGGTGTTTAGTACCCACGCAATAACAGGAATAAATAAAAGACCAATAAATTCTAGTACGGTCTTGATATACTCAATGTTCATGTTTAGCCTCCGTAGTAAAAATACGGGCGGTTTCCCGCCCGTTTGTAACCTAGAGTAAAAAACTAATAAAATTACATACCAGTGATTGGTTTGTAGTTAAAGAAGTCTCCACCGCTTGTTACTGATTTTGTAACGAAGTCTACCTTTAGAACAAGTTCGCCAGGAACCGCCCTCGTTGGAGTAGCAGCACTATCAACAGCCTTGTCTGTAGCATTACCGTCTGTCAAATCCCACATGTTTACTGCCTTCAAAGAAGAAGGAGCAGCGCCACCAGAGGTATTTCTATTTGACGAATTTAGCCATAGGCGACGAGATTTAATCTTGTTACCATTGTCTAAAAGACCAAGCCAAGAAAATAGATTAGCTCTCCAAGCTGTCAATAGCTTAGCACCAAAATCATGTTGGAAATCCATAATTGGACGACGAAGCGAACCGCTAGCCATAAACAATAGCTTGGTATTGGCTACACCAGCAAGACTTGTTGCTATTCTAGCAATAACGAATGTTCTAGCTCTAGCTGAATTGTACGCAAAAGTACCAGAAGATAGAATCTTTGCTGTATTATAAAGCTTTCCAGAGCCAGTTAATAGTCTTGGTAGAGCGTTATATCCAGCGTATTGGTTTACTGCAACGCCATCAAGCAAAGATAGGTCTTTGGTTAGAATGGTGCTATCGCCTTCGATACCCATAACAGTACCACCATAGGTCTGCTTAGAAAAGGTGCCGTTTGCAGTTGTTCTTAAGTGTCCTCTTTTACCAGGAACAGCCATAATGTAAATCTCCAGTATTTAAAACTGTCGTTTCCTAAATATCCTAAAATATATAAATCCTAGTCCGATATTTAATACACATTAAGGTACTAGTAGCTCCTTACATTTTGCTCTTATCTTATGTAGCTTGCGCCTTGCTGTTTCTCTACTATAACCATTGGCCCTACCTATTTCCTCTATAGTCATATTGTGCATATAGGACTGAGTTAGAATATTTTTATCTTCATCATTTAATGAGTTTAAAATATGAAACTCTAAATTGCTACTTTGACACACTTTAGCGTCTTCGGGAATAGCACAAATAATTTCTCTTTTCTTCTTTTTAAGATGATTTCTAATTTTATTATTTAATCTATCGTAAAGATAAGAAGTAAACTTGGCGCGCTTTGGGTGATATGGGTCATACTTTTGGCAGCATTCCCATAGTGTTTGAAGCTTGATAGATTCAGCATCATCTTCGTCTAAAAATCTTCGATATCGGTAACATACGGCAAACATTATTTTCTTATTGTCATTGTTATTCAATTGTTCTTCAAAATTCATCTTATTCTCCAGAGTTTAATATCAATCCGCCATTTTTATTTTTCATTTGTTCAAAAAAATCTAAAGCCGCCAAGTATTCTTCTGTTACATCATCTTCTCCTATCCAAGATATATCACCTGTATTATCAATATAAATAGACCAAAACTTTTTATCGCCTATCTTTATTTTTGCGTCGTCTATAGCTCTTTTTACATCTTCTCTTTCTAATAGATTTTCATCTTCGTATAGAATATCTTCTATAGCAATTCTAACATCTCTTATATCAAAAAGCTTGCCTATACCAACACAAAATGCATATCTATCCATTATTCTTAGCGAGGATATGCCCTCTATAGCTTCTATTTTTAAAGCAATTTCTTCTGTGATTGTGAAATTTGTATTTCCGATCCAACAGTCCCATCTATCCGATGGTTTTAGTTTAGACTCTACTGGATAACTACCAAATGGAGTTATTATACTCATTGGTCTAGAATCAATAAACGGGATTAGATTATTCCGAGGCTCAACATCTTCATAAGAATCTTCTTCGTATTCATTGTCTTCCTCTTGATCTAGTATCTTGCTTATTGGATCTTCGGATTCTTTAGAATTCCAATGTTCCCAAACTATATTTTTCGTAGGCATATCTTTATATCCTCTATAAGTCGAGAAGTGTGTCAGCTAAATTATACACAAACTACTTGGCTTGCAGTGGGCGTATAACCGGCCCTTGCTGAGCGCTCTCTTGCTCTTTTATTTTTGATATAGTTGTATCCTCTTGTATTTTTTGAAATGTTTCTAGAATAGATTGCATATCCGAAGCATAGTCTTCATGACCATTATTTCTGTATGATTCCACGGATGTTTTCATTGCATTTTCTAGCATTTCTGTATTTTTTATTCCGTGTAATAGGTGAGCAAGGCTAGCCCTATTAGATTCTTCGTTTTCTTTATTGTTCCAAGTAGCTTCAAACATTACTGTTCCATCTTCTGTTATATAGAAAAAAATAGAACACTTTGTTTTAATGTCGGAAGGTTCCTGATCCAAACTTGAAAAAGAGTTCTCCATAATATTCCTCCAAAAGTATATTTTGATCTTGAATTTCTGCAATATTAAAAAACTCTCCAGACTTATTTATATCTGGAAAATACTCTACTGTAGCCAAGTAAACAACCTCAGCCTTATTAAAATCTATTTTTCTAAAACCGCAAAGAGTCTTTGACACATATTCATAGTGATATTTAAGATATTTTTCATGTATTGATCTTAAATAATCTGTTTCACTTTTCCCAAAAAAAGCCTTGATCGTAGAAGATGGAGGCTGTTTATTTTCGTCTAATAATATACTTAGATATCTTGGGTCTGTGATGTTTTTTGATCTGTCGATTGCGGATACGATATAAGTTATTTTTAATTCCATTTTGTACCTATAAAAAAACCCAACGCTAAGTTGGGTTTCTTATACTGAAACAAATTTTAGCTAGATAGGTTAAAGCTTAAAGCTCTGAAAACTTCTGATAAAGATTCTGCTTCTTGTGATGTTAATGAATGCTCTTCGTCTCCAACAACACCCTTCATTAGATCTATTAATTTAGATCCAAGTGATTGATATTTCGATGATAACGCTTTGCCATAAACATTTGACGCTGATGCCACATAAATATCCTGCAATTGCTGAGTATTTATCACATCTGCATATAAAACAACTCTTTTAGCAAATTCTAAATTAAAGACTGCTAGAGTTGCGCGATCTTCTTTATCTGTGATTAAATCTGAAACAGGCTTTGTTAAAGCTATAGAATCTTCCGTGGGCATTGGTTCCACGGAAACTACTGCCTCTTTTTTAATCACGCCCTCTATTATACCTTTTAGATTTTTAATGTCAAGGAATAGCGTAGAAAAAATTATTATGGCTAATATTGTTTTAATCTTATTAGACATTTTTTTCCTCTTTGAGAGCTAATAATGGAAAAATTTCATCTAGTTTTTCAGAAGCTTGCTTTAATCCGGCAGCTTCGCAATATTTCTTTAATTCTTCCCACTTTTGAACCGCACAAAACACAGAATTGTCACAAGCTTTTTCTACTGGAAAAGAAGGCTTGATAACCGGCTGTAGACTTTCCTCTTTGTCAGTTGCAATCTCTGTCTTTTTACCATCCTGTAAAAGACTTTTAAAATCAATAAAATTAGACGCAACTATTATTACCAATAGAATTACGCCCATCAATTGCGTATTCATTTATTATTCTCCAGTTTTTCTGAAAGAATCACCAACAACCCAGCTTGCTAGCATTGTTACTACGAGAGTTACTTGATCTTCTGTAAGCTTTAATCCAAGCCCCTCGTTCCCTACTACTAGAACAACGCCAGATACAGCAACCCAAAACCTACGTGACTTCATTAATTCTTGAACTTTAATCATTTAAGATAGCCTCTGATACTAAAAGTGTTATTTCTTCCTCGGAAAACTTTGTTTTAAGCATCGCATCCATAAACGATGCCTTATCTAACGATAGATTATTGTCAGAAATAAACTTAGCGACTTTTCTACCTAACAATATTCTGTATATAAAGCTAGGTTTTAGCATAGTTTCGATTGTCTTATTTCTGTTTTTGCGACATTCATAGATAGCTTTTGCTAGTTGCATAACAAAATTAGCTATCATTAAAATAGTCATTGGATCAATAGCATAGCCATTTTTCTTGGCGTATTCTGCCGATATTTTTTCTGCTATTTTATTCATTTATTAATTTTTCAGCCTCTTCTAAAGTTGTAAAGCCGACCTTGACAGTTTTTTTGTTTCCTTTCACTAACTCAAAAAATGGAACAAGTCCATCGCCATATCCCTCGTCTACTTTCCAACCAGCATTTTCGAATTTTTGTTTTTGTTCAGCTTTCCACCTATCACAATGTACGCAGTTGGGTCTTGTAAATATTTTAATAAATTTTTCTTGTTGTGTTACTTGAGACTGACTCTTTGAGCACTTACAACCCGAACTTGTGCCGGTGCAAGGACAAGGCGTTCTGTGTCCATCGCCGTGAACAATAATTTTCGCCCCATTGCATTCACACTGATTAACCTTATCGTCGGTCTTTTTAATTATTAATTTTTCAGTATCATCAAACGATGCAGACACTAGATTTATAAAGCCTTCTAGAGCTTCTTTGTCTATTTGTCCAGATTTATTGTAGATTTTAAAAGTAGATATAGCCAAGCTAGTTGCTAGAACAGAGGCTAAAAAAACATTTCTTTCTTTCATATTAAAATACCTCATCTATAGACCAAGATATTTTTCTTGGTGGAAAGCCCGAAACATTACTCAAGGCCCACGCCTCGCCACTGGCTATCATACCCGCAGCATCTTGTTCTCTAACCCAAAAAGATCCATCTGGTTGTTCATAAAATTTTGGGCCGCTATTCCATACGCCCCAACTGTTTTGAATTAAAAATAAGGTTTCATTTAGCCTTTCTTTTGTATCGTCAACTCCAATCCACGACATAGCGTGCGCCCATTGTCCCTCTCTTCTCGCTACGCCATTTTTATCTCTAGTAGAAGAAAAGCCATACATACTGCAAACAGCCAAACAATATCCGTTGGCGATAGCATCTTTTGCTTCTTGTACACTCTTGATAAGAGACACTGTTTTGACTTGATTTTGTTTAGCCGCTTCTGCCAATTCTCTAGGAGTTCCAGTTCTTCCCCACGAATTAGCTAGCTTAGCATTATATTTTGATAGATCGTAATTATCATATTTTTTTCTTAATAGAATTCCACCGTCCTGATTCAAGAATCGTGCGGCTCGGCTGCAAGTCATTCCTTCGCCGGTATGCCCCCTGACTCCATATATGGCCTCTGTAGCTCCGCTAGCTATGAATCCTTCGCGTTCTTTCTTGATATCTATCTCAACGGCCCTAGTTGTATCTGAACCATTTCTAAAAGCATGTGATACGCAGTCGCCCGTCTCTTGTCTTTCGTATGCTCCAAAATTAGGCACAAATTTTAATATTGATTTGTATGGCAATGAAAGCTTTCCGTCGCCCGACCCAAACAATGGCTGAGCAGCACTACCGAATAGTGGCATAGGCAACTCTGATAAAAGTTTCTCTGTAGCCGCTGGATCTGAAATAGAGCCAACCAAACCATTAGAGTATGCATCTAAAAGACTTTTGGGGGTTTTAAAAGTAGCCATACTATTCTCCGTTTAGAGCATTAGACTCAACAACTTTTTAGCAGAATTTTCCCATGTAAAAGTTTTACCAGTTTCTATTCCAGCTTCGTTGAGTTTTAATTTGCCCGACTGTTTTTTGTCGTGAATATCTTTTAGGTGATCTATTATCTGTAGCTTGTGTTTTTCTTCTATTTTGGCCCAATTTCCTTGACCATGAAACCAAACATTATCTACAGCAGGCTCAAGACAATCAATATCTATTAATCTACAGTTTTCTTGATTACAAAATTCTGTATGACCAGAATAATTTGTGGCGATGACATTTTTTCCACAGGCCATTGCTTCTAGCAATTCTAGATTCCATCCTTCGGCTCTAGCTGGAAATATCCCGCAATCTATTTGCCGTAAAATATTATACACACTTTGCTGGTTAGGCTGCCTTGGCACCAGTTTGATCTTGTCCGATAACTTTGAGTTCGCATATTTTTCTTCCCATTGCTCACCCTTAGCAAAGGGAAATGGATTTTGACACATCATCCAAAGCTCAACATCATCACTTGAGCCGAAAGCTCGCTCGAAACATTCTAGCACAACATCATGGCCTTTTCTAACTTCCCATTTTCCACAATTAAAAAATATAGTTTTGCTTCTAGATTCAAACGATGGCTTGAAAATTTCAGGATCTATACCAAGTGGAACAACGTTAATACCCAAATCAGAATTGATTGGGTTAGACATTAGAATACCTTTGGCCCATTCGGAGCAAACAATAAGATGGTCGCAAGAATTTAAACTACACACTTCAATTGGAGTAAATTTATCTAACTCAAATATCGGAAAACCAAAGTGTTTTCCAGTTCCAACTCTTTGAAACAATTCGTGCTGATGCCAAATTTTTACTGTTGGGGTATTTTTATAAAAATTTTCTTGTTTTTCTTGACTAGAAACAATCCAATTTTTTAAGATGGCTTGCGTGTCTGGCATATTCCTATCAATTTCACCGATACTGAATAAAGTAACATCGGTTAGCTTAGCAAGACTTAATAGAAGATTATAACCAGTTATTCCATAGCCGGTATTGCAAATTGGAGCATTAAGATTTATCATTTAAATATTTTTTTAATTAGATGTTCTATGTATGCCACTGACAATAATAGCATATAAATCATCATCATTATCATATCAACTAGAAATTTAAGCACGTTAATCTTGAGACTCCATCCAGGTTATATTTCCATAAGCAACTGGATTGTTTCCAATATTTGTAGCAACAATCGTCATTGTGTCGGGCGATATAGCATTTATATCTAACCCAAGAACGAGCTTATTCAATAGATCTGGAGTTTGCACTTGGGCACTATTGCCAACACCGGCCCCAACATATCCTGTTCTGATAACAGTTCCGCCAATTATACCGGTTGCAGAAGCGTCATACTCAACAGAAGAGCTTGGACTAACATCAGAAAAGCTAGCGCCACTCAATGTGCCATTGTAAACAACTTCATAATAAATTGGATTAGTAGTTGCTAGTAGTTCAATACTTTTTGGCTCTATTAAAACCCTATTTTCTATAGAATTAAATGTTGTTTTTGGTCTTATAGAAAGTATTGGGCGACGATGTGATAGCGTCACGCCGGTTGTATTATTAGAAGCTGAAAAACTCAAACCTCTTTTATCATATCCTCCCTCACTAGAAACGGAACAGCACACTTGTTTTAGCGTTGCGGAACCGGTGCCGGAATTTCTTTTGATTTCATACCTTATTGGAAGATTTGCTGTTGTCATATAAACTTTATCAAGTTTATTTGTATGTAGAAATTCATGAACATAAATTATTTTTCCATCTACAACAAATCCAACTCTTACCCTTCCGACCCCAAGCCATTCAACATCAATAACGCCAATTTGAGCTTTTGTAATATCTATATCTCTATAATTTTCTATGTTCCAATTTTCTTGAGCCACTTCGTTATTAACGACAGATCCAGTAGTTTTAGAACGAGCCACCCACTTCAAAGAAGTGCCAACATTTTCTAAATAAACACCATTATTTTCATCAAAATACCCAACTCTTTTTTGAACACCCGAATCTGCTGATCCAAGCACAAATGTAAATAATATAAGTTGAGATTTTCCGGGCACATATCTAGAGTATTTTTTTGTTTGTCTAATTATTTCATCGTTAGCGTTTGTTACTGTTAGATCTATAGATGACTCAGATGGAACATGGGTAGAAGAAGTCCCTCCAGTAATTTTTTCACTCCAAAACAAATCACCTTTTCCATATTGAAACTGGTGATCGTATAACGTAAACGAATTAGATGTTCTTAGTCTATTAAAAGCATCTACAGACGCGTTATCTCCAAATGTGGACATGTTTCTTTGGGCGTTTGTCATTTTTTCTATATACTATTCCTAATTGTATTTGTTTATTATTTAAATTCTATTACCAGAATTTACAAGACCAGTACCTAGCTTTCCATCTAGGGCCAGGACTTTGGCAGTTGTGTCTGGCTCTAAATGATTTTCTTCGTTCTGGATCGCTCTTTTTGATCCTCATATTTGGATCGCCAAACCGCACAAGAACAACGCTACCCTTGTCATTTTTTACATAAACCCCCCGTTTTTTTGGGCCGCCTGGAGTTAAGAATGGCTTTCCTAACTTAACAGTACGCCCCTGATACTTTGCCGCAAAAGCAGAAAATTCTTCGGCTGCTTCGGCTTCTGATTTACCTAGATAAAACAGACTTGTTCCGTCCTTAGAGTACGACCCCCGCTTGTCGTATGTATAAACTTCTCCGGTTTTTAAGTTTTTGTATCTATATCCAGAAAAAGATTCTTGGGCTTTTTTCCATGCTTCTGGATCGGGTCGGTCTTTATCTCCGGGTTTTGCTGGGCGATATTTTTTCCCAAGCCTTTGTCTTTTTTTTCTAATATTTTCCCAAAGACTAGCAGCAGAAACTTCTTCTTCTTCCTCGTCTTCTTCCTCGTCTTCGTCGTCTTCGCACTCAGAAGCATCGCAATAAGATTCTGGAATTACAAAGTTATATTCGTCTAATTCTTCTTCCCATCCAAGTTCATATTCTTCAAGATATTTATCGCACGAAAACGAAAAATCTACGGCATCTAAAACCGTAGATCCTTTTGTGTTTTTCTTAGGGTCTCTATATGTTGTTAGACACATTGCGACTTTTTGATCGTTTGGACGATCTTCGTCTGCTAGGAAGGTCATGCACCTACTCATGTAGGTTGACTCAGGCTCTTTTTTTTTAACACCGGGAAGAGGCATATAAAAACTCCAAATTTAAAAACTTACTGACTGTGTACTACTTCCTTTATACACAATCGCAAGATTTGAAGTTTTTAGCACATTATTTTTTCTGATTTTGAATAATCTCTAGAAACATTTCGCCAACTTCTTTATATTTTTTAGTTGTTCCTAGATGCGTTACAAGGCGCTGAGCTTCATTCTTTTTAAAGCCAACGGCAATCAATGCTTGAATAGTGTCTCGCATTATTTGCTTGTCGGTTAGAAATACAATAGATGGTTCTACAGGTTTTGCGGCTTGATTACTTTGTTTTATGGGCTCAGAATCAAAAGCGCAAACATGCTTCATACACCAATCTCTAGCGTATCTATCTCCAGCGGCAGCCCTTTCGATAGCTGCTCGCTTGATATCGTCTAGGCCCGGCTCTATGGAAAGCGACACCGTTTCTTCGGATGCGGGTTGGTAAAAAAACCCAATAATCTTTACCAAGAAACTAATAAAAACCGGAAGTAACATTAGTAAAACTAAGTTAATAACAATGTCGCTATTCCAAGTACCAGTTCGTTCCATTTTTTTCTCCAGCAAGTTAAGTGGTTTTAAGCCATTATAACTTCTGTATCGGCATTGTCAAGAGATTTTGTGAGTTTCATTTGACCGTTTTTAAATTTTGCCACAGAAAAATCTTTCACTTCCGATTCGTGCAATATTAGCATTAGATTATTTGATTTAATCTCAGCATAAACAGTTTTTCCCATATAAGAATACTGAACTACGGTTTGTTGAGAAATATCGTTAAATGATCTAACAAAGTTTCCAGGAGAATGACTTGGATTAAACAGTCTAGTCGATCTACTTATTTCTTTATCAGAAATCTTTGCCGTTTGCCGTTGTAGTCTAGCTGTTTCTTTTTCGTATTTCTTTTGCTGAACCCGCTGTTCTCTAATTTTTTGTAGTTTTTGCTTTACTCGTTTTTGTCTTTTCATAATTTTTCTCCAAAAAAAAAGGGGACGCAATTGCACCCCCGTATTCACAAAACAGAAGTTACATATTGTTTGACATAACTTCACACTTAAACAAGCGATTGGCTAGTACGCAAATAGTAGATCGTTTGTTTTGATTTTTATCTGTCCACGTTCTTTCTTGAAGCCTTCCGTTGACTGAAACTTTGTCACCCTTGGATAGACTTACACCCTTGCCATACTCCACAAGATATCCGAAACACGTTACATCTATATACAAAGTTTCTTCTGTGCCATCTCTGCCTCTATGATTTACAGCTATTCTTAAAACCATAAAGTTTTTATCGCCAGATTGAAAAAACTCCGCATCTTTAGTCAGATTGCCAACCATATGAACTTCATTCATAAAAAATCCCCTAAAACAAAAAACCCTAAATTAAATAGAAAAACCCCTGCGTCGCAATGCTTTGCGTGCTAGCTTTCTAGCATTGTAAACTCCGTTGTGTCTAAGCAACGATCTTACTTGACCGCCCTTGTCTGTATACTTATAGTTATCGTAATAATTCTCACCAGAAACATGGCCCTGAGCAAAAGCCTTTAGAAGTTTCTTATCACTATTAACCGATAGCAAAGAATTCCAATTTGTCATAAATTTTCTCCAAAAAAAATTACCTATCTTTAGTAGAACGAATAATCTTGTGTGGTGCCCGAATTAAGTTTGGAATTTGCTGTGATATGGTTTTTTCACCCATATATATGTAAGCAAATCCTTTGTTATTTTTTGAGCAACCGTAACACATCAAACCATTGTCATCAATTGACTTTACAATAAATTTACCGGCATGACCGGCTGGGTCTCTTTCACCGTTTCTGTTATAATACGGGCCAGATCCAGAAATCACACGAATGCAATCGCCCTCTTTTAACTCTTTCCAGTCTTGTATTTTTACCCTTATAAACTTTCGTCTTTTAGTAGTCTTTACCTGAAAATCGTTGCCACAATTTTTACAAAAATAAGCCCTTGGCCCGTTAGCAACTTGGCACTTTTGGCAAAACTTTCTTCCACGAATTTTATCCATTTATTTTCTGCCTTACTATACTATTGACATAATCTTCCAGCTAGATCTACAGCTAGATCTACAGTAAGACACTTGATATTTTGAGATTCTAAAAGCTCGACAAGATTTGAACCTATAAATCCCTCTGATCCAGTTACAATATATGCATCTTGTTTTGCGTTATGACCCATAAATAATTCTCGTTTTTAAAGATTTAACAACTTCATGAAAATCGCCCTGGTAAGAACATCTCCCCAGGTTAAACATTCTAATCACAAGCTTAATATTTTCGTATGTATAGCCCTTAGAATTATCAACTCTTTCGACACTAATTGCAAGAGGGTGTCGCTTGATATAGTTAAATTCTGGTTTTAACTGCAATTCAGACCAGTAGCATAGCCCATTTTGTTCTTCATATTTTCTAATCAAATCTTCTGGAGTCAGAGTGATTTCTGTAATAATCCTATTTTCGCCATTGCTTCTGAGCCAACAATTGCGGCTATTGGAAAATTTGATATTTTGATAAATCTTTTTAGCGTCTTTCAATAGCAACATATATTTCTTTCAAATTAAAGTGCCGATAAAAGGAATCGAACCTTAGCGCTATGGCTTATGAAACCATGCTCCCCAGCCAGGGAGTACCGGCGTTTTATCGGACTTCTTCTTCGTACAAGTATCCTTCGCCATGACAATATCCACATGCCCCTTTTTCGCCAGCTTTTGCAAAGCCCCACTTGACTACCGGATCATCTGCCGTATAAGTAAAAATACCCTTTTCGCAAACACATTTTACTTTTTTAAGATTACGAACTTTAGGAACTATTAATTGCTCTGGTTCATTCTTAGAATTTTGTATTTTATTAAAGGTATTGTAAAAAGGAACTACTGTAAATCCGGCAACAAACACCACTACTGCAATGCTTATCATAACATAATATAAATCTACTTTCATTTTATTTTCTCCTAATAGAGTGCGTTATGGGAGATTCGAACTCCCTCTGATAGTTTGGAAGACTAGCGTGCTACCATTGAACACCAATAACGCATGGTACTTCCAGCAGGACTCTAACCTGCGACCTATCGTTTAGAAGACGATTGCTCTATACAACTGAGCTATGGAAGCATTTGTTTTCATGTACCTATTATAGTAGGCAAAAATGAAATGTCAAGATTTATCTATAGACTCTGCTACAGAAACAGTCATAAGTCCGAACGCTACAACATACAGGGCGCAAGCTGAATAAAAAGCAACCCCGGCGCCTCTAAACTCTGCTGTTGTTAGCCAACTAATCAAAAAGGGCCAAGCAACAAATGCTGCAACGATTTGGAAAGCATTAAATAATTTCATAAAATAAATCCTTGTGTAAAAATGGTGTTTTGCCTCTGGTTGGATTTGAACCAACAAAAACCGCGAAAGCAGTCTGTTTTTCCTGGATTAAACTACAGTAGGCTAGCAGACCGAGAGAGATTCGAACTCTCAATAACCTGAGTCAAAGTCAGGTGCTTTAACCAATTAAGCTACCGGTCTAGTAGGTCGAACAGGACTCGAACCCGTATCTGTAGTTCCGTAGACTACTGCTCTGTCCTTTGAGCTATCGACCCTTCTTTTTTTTGTTTATAATAGAGTCTGCAACAAACTCGTCGTCTTCATGAAAATTAAATCCTTTTTCGGAAACTTTCCAATCTATCCCCTGAGTTTTAGCATTATATCTTTTTGAAACAGTCATGCAAGCTTCAATTGGATTTTTTGCTAAAACAATATACTTATTTTCTAGGAAACTGACGTAGTATTTTTGCATTTTTTAATGGATCTTTTTATAGCTCTATTAACTAATGCCTTAATACACCAATCTTGATAAGTGTATTGTCTTTTATCAGCTTCTTCTTTTAACCATTCTACAATAGTGTCTAGATTTTGCAAGCACCAATCCGTACCTTTTTCATTCATTTCTATGGCCCGTTGACGACACAAGCAGTTTGGAGTAGATGTTATTCCAATTTTTTTTAAGAAATTAGATAGAATTGTTCCGGCACCATCTGGATGATTTTCTAGCGTTTTTGGGAAAAATTGCTGTAGAAACGCCTCTGGATCACCATTCATCATAGTGTCTAACTTATGAAACGCCACTCGCCTAGTAACATCTCCATTTTTTGAGGCCGCAATATAAGCCTCGCCATTAAATAGAGTTATCGCCGTTGGAATACCCTCTATCTTTATTTGATAGATCTGCTTGTATGGAATGTCAGTAAAGCTAATCTGTAGTGTTTGAAGCACCAGTGGGTTTGGCTTTACTATGTTTCCGTCTTGATCTGTATAAGACGATGGCTGTAATCTAATCGGATTTTTTAGTCTTAGCATTTCTTTTTAATTTTTTAAACTTTTTAAGAGTCTCATAAACCCTAACCGAGCCGACATTATTTGTATCGACCATCTGTTTTAATTCTTTTAGAGGAATTTTTGACAGTTTTACCAATTCATTATGTACAAAAATAAGCGTTTCTGCTTCGGCTGGTATCATTTCTACACCCGCTTCTGCCATAAGATTTCTAACAATTTGAGCTTCTGTCATTTTAACTCCTTGCAACGTATTCACTAACTAAATAAGCGCCAATAATCAATGCGCACAATAAAATTTTCTTGTATTTATTCATCTTTATCGCCTTTTAAAATTTCTTTGAGTTTTGAAAGTGCAGCCGGTGGCATAACTTGAGTGTCATCATCCCATACTATGGTATATACATTCTCGCTTTTGCTCTGATCTTTGTCAACGCCATACATCCCTAATTTTTCAGATTCATGGATTAATTCTATTTGTGACAAGGCTCGTATAGCTGGATCTTTCTGCTTGAGTTCGATATCAAAATCAACCTTTTCTGCGTCTTCACCAAACTCAATGTACGGGGTAGAAGTAGGCATATCTGCGTGCCTGCGATCATTTGTGATAGACTCGCTATAGTGAAACAATGGAACATAGCCAAGCGATTTCCAAGTTTCTACACATGATGAAAAAGCGGTATCTTCTCCGGTTTCGTTAACCATATGGGGTGACGGATTGCACTTGTGATGTAGATTATCAAACGTAATGGGAATAGTATACTTTTTCCAAAAATACTCTAGTAGCATAAGAACATTCCACATGCCCTTGTCTTCGTTTTCTACTACAAGTCTAGTGCGTACCGATTTGTTGCACTTGGCTAGATTTTCTACAAATCTTCGGGCGATTTCATCGGGAGTTCCGTCCGAGCAATTAACGTGAATATTTATTGGACTAGAATAGTCTTGCTTGCATCCTAGCAAATCCAAAACGGCCCCATGAAAGTTTAGCTCTTTGATGGTTTTATGTACAGCGTCTTGATTTTTGCTTGCTAGAACATTGAATTGATCTGGATGGCAAGAAATCCTTATGTTTTTATCGGCAAGATAGTCTTTGATCTTTGCAAATTCTTGTAGTATTTCTTGGTATTGCGGGACTAGCCTAGAGTCACCAGGAAATTCTGGATGGGTCAATAGTGGCATCAGAGACGACGAAACTCTATAGCCCCAGCCGTTGTTTACACAGTGTTCTATAACACGTTTGGTTACTTGGATGTTGTTTAACCATCTCGCCCCAAGTTCTTCTAGAGCCGATTCTAGGCCATTAGCATCACGCAATTCACAAAACCTAGCCCATGTCATGGTCTTGAACGAAACATTTTCTTTTTTTAATTCTTCACTAATACAACACAAATTATACATCATTAAACTCCGATGAAACAACTATACAAACAACGCTACAAATCATTATACTAACAAAAAACCTTTCCTCAAGAGAAAACTCTCGATAGCCTATAAATTTTTCGTCAGGATATATTTCTTGGTTTTGTTTTATTAAAAAAGAACAGCTATAAGCAAATAAAACGTATGCCAAGTATAAAAAGGACTTAGATAAAAAATGCCTAGTGATACTTTTTATTGAATCTTTCACTATTAAATTCTTTCAGAAAAATTAACAAATATTTCTTTCTACAAAATCTTTTATGTCTAAAAAACTACAACGAATTGTTGTGTAGTTAGATTCGCGCAATAGCGAAATCATAGTTCTTGCCGCATCATAATTCAAGGAGTGAACAACCACTTGCTTGACTATCACGGGCTCGCTAATCATTTCTCGTACAACCTGCATACCAGTATTAAACTCTTGTGAGTCTTGGTACGTTTCGCCGCCAAGGTCATGATCTAGAAAAATCCAATCCCACTCTTTAGTACGCAAAAGATCTATACATTCCTGTGCCGTACTAACAGTTGTAGCAGATGGAACCAAAGATCTAAATTTCTTGGTTCTTTGTGGGCAATCATCCAAAAATAAAATATTCATATTTACTCCGTAAATGAAAAAATGGGGCCAGTTGACCCCATTAATTCTAACATTTGTTATCTAGTAAATCCAGAGATAATCGAAGTAATATCTGGAGAAAATCCAGAAATATCTAATTGTAGTGGGTCTTTTGGATCGGCTACAGAATATGGAACCGATTGTAGTCCACAGACAATCATCGAACTTTGTCGCGACATCTTTTGTCTAAATTCTTTTAGGGCCACAGTTGGGTGCGACCCAGTATTAACTTCGCAGTCTGTTATAATAACAAAACAATCTGCTGGAATTTTGTTGTCTGTTGCATACTTGATAGCAGCAGCAGCACTCGTAGCTCCGAAATTACGCATTAAACATTTGCTAGATGCCGAGTTTAATGTGTCTCGCTTGCTAATTTTTAGGTCAACAAAACCACTAGCAAATCCACCAACAAAAGTGTTTGCTTCTGATCTTAGGTGTGCCATTGCTAACACAGCCGCAATCTCACAGTATTTTAGTCCAGTTGAAGGCTCTAGCCAACCCATAGAACCAGATACGTCGATTCCGTACAGGTAGTTTTTACCAGTTGGCTCGATAGCATCAAATGATAAGTAGAAAGCTGTTTCAAGAGCATCTACAATCGAATTGTTTACTTGCCAAGTTCCAGATCCTAGCTTGCTATGACCACTTTCGTATGTCTTTTTCGCTACTAGAATTGTTAATGGGTGAAGCTTATTTGATTTTAGGAATTCTTTGTCTGTAAGTTTTTCAACTACAAATTTAGAAGCATCACTAAAAACGCCTAGCAATCCGCTTTTGGACATATTTCCAAGGTTTCTTAAAAGCGCAGTTCCTCCAAGGTTTGGCAACATAACTTCTTGAACTTCTTTTGTGTTCAAAAATTTAGTTGGCACATGCTCTCTTTGAAGACCATAAGTAGAAATCATTTCCAGAACTTCTTTTAGAGATTCTGTTTTATGAACTCTAACAAATGCATCAATCAAAGCTTCGCCATTGTTGGCCGTATTGAACGCTACATTTTTTCCTGCAACCCAATTGGAAATCCTGTTCTTTGCTTCGCTGTTTGCGAAACTTGGGTGAGCAAGTCTAAACACATCTAGGTGCGACCAGCCTTCGCGATTTTGGTATTTTGTTACTTGATTAGCAAAACTAATATCGCTTCTTCCGATGTACCAATTGTTAATTGCTGCTCTTACAGACTTACCAAATCCTCTCATAGATTTGATAAAGCTAGCAAACATAAACAAGTGTGTACCGGTTCTAACTACACTATTGAAAGCTTTTACGGCTTGTTGCTTAGCGTCGTTTGATCCATGAGCGAATACCAATGCAAGAGCAAAAATAGCATGATCGTTCTTATGAGATAGGTTATTTGTAGAAATTCTAACAATTTCCGAAACAACCCTAGTCCCATCTTGCTTGATGCAGCTAATAACGTTTTCGAAGTTATTGTATTGGTGATTATTTTTGGAAATATAGTAGGTTCCAGAGGTTGCCCCCATGATTAAAAATCTTTCTAGGAATTTAAAATCATCTAGCTTGAATCCGTATCCACCACCAGAGTTTGCTACCATTTCAGAAGATCTGCCAACGATTTTTTGTCTAACAGATCCATTTGTCAAAGAATACTTGAAATTCATTCAATCTCTCCTTGTTCGTACAAAAGTAAAAAAACAAAATGAGTAAAATATTTGAAAAGGTTTTTTTCTACCAAAAGATAACCCTTTTCATTCGTACTCAAAGGCCGGGAATAGGATTCGAACCTATAACTTCGCCATTACAATTGGATAACCTTGAATGAGCGTACACGATTGTCAAAATTTATTCAAGACTTTTACGCGCTCTACCGTTGAGCTATCCCGGCAGTGGTCACAATAGGATTCGAACCTATAACTTCTACTGTGTAAAAGTAGCACTCTAGCCGTTGAGTTATGCGACCGTAAGGGGCAAATATTCGAAAAGGACTTTTCCAATTTACAGTTGATAACCCTTCTCAATCGTCCCCTGTGTTTTTATTATACACCACAGTTGATTAAATGTCAACCGTGTTTTCAAATTTTTGGTCAAAAACTTATTTGATTATCGACCGTTATAAAACCCCTGAGTTGGTGTAAAATGTACATTTCTTGCTTCTTTTTGAGAAAGATGAATTTGCAAATTAACCACATCATTTTTGAGTTCTTCGATCTTACGATTCATTTCAAAATAAACAAATCCACCAAAAACCAAAGATACAACAAAAATAGGAATTACCGAATCATTCTTCATATACATTTCCTTCTGCATCAATAAAAACCCTTTTGTCAAAATCACCACAATCTAACATGTTATCAATGGTAAATGTCTGAATTTTATCGTCTTTGACAATTACTACTGCTGACATGCCATCCATTATACTACGATATCGGCTACTGTCAACTGCTTCTTTAATGTTTTGTTCAAAAATTATTTGGTCGATAGATTTTGAACGACGAGTTAAATTCGGCCAAGCAATAGCTAATACTCCAGCCATAACAACAATAACAATCATCAATTCTAGTAAAGAAAAGGCTTTACGCATGGTATGATATTTCATTAAAGTAATCTTGATAATCACCTGATAAAACCGTGGTTTTGCTATATGGATATTCTTTCATAAAATAAATCCACGCATCACCATATGGTGTTTTGATTAATTTTCTATTGTACCAAACTGGATAACCCTCTAGCGCATCTACGTAATTCATAGTTTCTCTACTAATATCATATACTTCAATTGTTATAGAAGTCTTTCCTGGAATAAGAACTGGAAATTCTCCACCAGTAATCAACATAGTCCAGTCTGGCTCTGTTTTTGCTGCGCCCATGAATCTAGATTTTTCAATAAGTGAATGATTCCAAAAACCTTTTCTTAGTGTTCCATATACCGCAATTAACATTGATATTCTCCTTGAGTAAAAGAAACAATCTGGGCGGGATTTGAACCCGCGAATCTAGTGTTGTCCATCTGTCTAAGCCTCCGACTTCCAGATCGTCGCTGATTTGAGTGGTAAGGCATCAACAAGCCCCACTCGCAGACTAGGCCGCGAGAACGCAGTTTCCTACGTCATTTAAAAAATTAATCGAGTATTTAAGTGGCCTCTCGATCAACCACTACATGCAGTTATTGATTCAAATTTCGGATCGAATCCAATTCACCCCCTAATCGCCGTTTTTTATAATGAGAAAACGGTTCGGAATAAAAACTCATACAATTATCGCTTAGTATAAACGATAAAAGACTTCCTACCACTCATGGTGGCGGAATAGTGGAGGTGGGCGGTATCGAGCCGCCGTGTCCGACAATATCATCAATAACGTCTACATGTTTACTCGCTTGCGCGAGAGTGAGAAAGGTTGGATTCGAACCAACATTAGGCTCCGACTCAGGAGCATACCTTCCGATTGGCACTTATTGACTTTCGCCCGTCTTTATCATCTCTTTCCCATTAACGATCATTTGGGTCATACAGATCAGCCAGCTTTAGAGAAACTATTTCTTCTTCTAGATTTGAAACCTCATTGCGCAGATGATCTATGGTATCATTTAGCTTGTTTATGGTAGACTCAAGAGATTCAATATAATACATCATTCTCCGTGGATCTGATATGCCAAGATCTATTAGTCTAGCCCATTGCGATCTTTCTTTTACAATGTCGTCAGTGAATGTATAACTCATAGTTTATTGTAACTGCTATAATAAAGTTTGAATATTTATTCGTTAAATCCTAGTGGATCTAATCGAATTCTATCTATTGTCTCTTGTTTACTAAAATAATCGTCGATATTTTTTTGCCAAGATGCGTTTATTTCATCTAGATAATCAGCGATAATTCTAAGATTGTTAGACGTTAAAAAACCTTTAGTACCATCAGGCCAGTAGCAATAAAACCCATCATCAGCCATGACGATATCATTATACTGTTTTAGCTTACTAATTAAACTTTGCTTTTCAATCTCGATTTGGTTCATTAAAATATCCTAATTCACTAAGTTTGATAAAGGCGTAGCATTCGTGTATAAGTCCAATAAATACTCTTAAATCAAGATTGTTATAGACAGCATATCTAATGTCTGACATTTTTTTGACATAATATTTATTGTTATTCATTTTTATTTTCTAAATCTATTTATTCTTTCTGTGTGGTTGCGATAGAGTTGGCCCAGGCTTGGTTTCTTCTTGTTAGTTCTTCTGCGATTATAGTTAAATCGTGCGATGTGTACCAAGTGTTTTCTTTTGGGGCGAACATGAAAAATCCGTCGTCTCCTATTACCATGCTATCTTCACAATTTTTTAAAACAATCTCTTTGTATGCGTCTTTCATTTTAATTAAATTTTTGCCTTGGATCTAGAGATATAGCCATCAAAAATACAGACAGTAAACACACAAATATTGTACAAACAAAATTTAGTATGTAAAGAGGTAGAAATAGCATTATCCACACAAAATAATCTTTGTTTGCCGGGGCCATAACAAACAAGCCCAGTAGCCAGAACCCTACAAACGCAAGAACCGCCCCCATAGCAAATACCATGAATCTTGTGGCTAGCTCTTCTAAAATTTTATTCATGTAACTCTTGCCCTTCCTCACAGTCTATTTCAATTTCGGTTACAGCTTTAAAAGAGTTCAATTTTTTTGCTATTAGTACAGATCTAAATGCTTCATCTATTTTTAGAAATGTAGACACGGAGTTATCTTTATGTATAATACAATATGCTTTGGTTTTAATTCTAGGTTTAATTTCAATTAAATCCCTTCCATGATAACCCCCGGCTCCATTTTTTGACCAATTGTATGAAACCCATTGCCCCTGATAAAGTATAGCTCCGTGTATAGCCTCGCTGTGCCCATCGGTAGCATAAATACGAACTTCTTCTCCATTGCGCGTTTTATATTTTTTATCTTTACTAATCATTTTTTACCTCTATATATCCAACAACCATAAACAAAGCCATCACAAAGATACCAACCTGCGGATTTGCATTCTATATTCTCAATAGCCTGCTTTTCTGTAAGATTATTATAACAAACATCCCAATGAAAGTCAAACCAATTTTCGAAATCTTTTTCAAAGTCATAAGGATTATTCATCTTGTTCTTTTTGCTTGTTTGGAATAATTGTCAAGTAAAGTAGACGACAAGAAGCTAAGAAGCAGACTAATACAAGAAAAATATATGTAAAAAATAATGGGATAAATATCAGTACATCAAGTCCTTTTGGGGCTTCTGAGCTAACAATAACTTTAACTTTAAGTAGATTAACACCAATAAAACTAAAAAGTAAAAACCCGCAAAAGCTAACGAATCTATCTAAAATCAAGATTTTATTCCTCGTTTAAATTAACTATCTCTAGATTCCAGGTGATGTACACACCGTACAAGTTTTCCTGGGATGGGATGATGAGTTTCATGGTGTTAAAATATGTCTAGATCGAGGTCATCAGTGTTTGAATTCCAATCCAGCATATCTGTTAATCCAAAAGGTTCTCCTAGCATTTCTAAGTCCATTAGCGATTGATTGATTGGATCGGGTCTTGTGCGCATTTGATTCATCAGTTTTTTTCTGAAAGCGGCTGCTGAGGCAGTAATGTTTTCTTTCGGATGTTGTTTCTTGATTGGTGATGGGCCGTTGCTGCTCATGAGGGTTTCCTTAGTAAAGGGTAAGGGGATAATGTAAACAAAAAGAACCAGTGTGGAGTCGAACCACAATCTGCACTTTAGAAGGGTGCTGCTCTACCATTGAGCTACTGATCTTGAAGGTTAGTCAATCGAGCCGTTCAATATCGCGATGGGAGCGATCTTTTGGATGTTAACAGGTTGAGCCGAATTCAAGACCGCGACGTTAAACAAGTCGATGCCTGTCGAGTCGGTAGCCGTTGCTGATTGCCCGACGTTAAGTCCGTAACCTGTCTTAGAAACAAGATCAAGAACCGAATCCTGCACCGTCCCTAATGTCGATTGGCTTGCACGAATGACCGCTTTTGTTACCGATGTCGATGTATTCACAAAGCTGCAATTTGCAATCTGAAAATCTGTTCGCTGGCAAAAAACTAGGTTGTTTGCATGGCTAGAGAAGTTGGTGTGAGCCATTGACAGTCTCGGTCTAACAGTTGATCCAGTCGCAGGAACCATACCAAGCATACCAGGACTAGTAAGACCAGCCTGAGTCGTAATCGTAATCGGCTGAGCCGCAGTCCCGTTTAGTTGACACTCACCTCCGCACATGAGCCAATATGTCGTTGTTCTCACCTCGATGTTTACTCCAGGCTGAAAAACAATTTTTCCACCGGCGTTAACCGTCAACCGAAAATCGACGTAGTAATTACCTGCCGGAATTGTGCGAGTCTGACCTGAGTAGACAATGCCTGTCAACCTCGTCTGAGCCTGCGATACACTCGCAAGCATTGCAACCAAAAGCAAAGCAAATAAACGAATCATAAAAACCTCCAATAGAGAAATAAAAAGTCTACCATAAAAACATAGCTATTCTTCATTGTTATTGATCGGCCCTAGATTCCAGCCGATCGGTGCGACGTATGTATTTGCACTTCTATCACGATCACTATCGTAGCCATACACACAAAGATTTCCCGAACTAGAACTAAAAATTAAAACAGAATCTTGATAATTATAAATGTTTATTAAAAGATCGGGCAGGATTCGCACCTGCTTTGCCGCGATTTTACGCCCTCGCTTGGATGTCCCCGTTAGGGAGGCCCAACGCCGCCGATCTAAAGCTACGACAAAGGTGGGATTTGAACCCACAAGACTCAGTGGGGCTTATGAAGCCCGTAAGTAAGGAATTTTTAGTTCCCGCGCTACCAATTACGTCCTACTTTATCGTAGAGTTATTATTATCTAGAGCTATTATAGCTTTTTCGTCTTGAATGTCAAGGACTCTTAAAAGAAAAATCCACCGATTGAAATAATAGCAGCAAATAAGACTATAAACCAAAATTCGGATTTAATTTCAGAATAAAATTCGTCGTAATTATCAAATTCATCTGCGTCAAATTCATTGTGCATCGTTTCTAATCCTTGGCCCAATAATTAAACAAAAAATAACAGTTATAGCCATGCTAAATAAAAATGCATCTAAAGACATTAAATCACGCTTTATTAGGTGTGAATAAATAAAAGACCCAATCATACTAGCACAAAGGCCAGCGTAAATATCTAGAAAAGTATATCGGTTCATTTAATTGGCCTATAAAAAGTTAAAGTGCTACCAAAATCATCTCTTGCGAAAATAAAGAGATCTTCTACCTTCATTCCAATTGTCACGCCTGGTTCGTGAAAATCAAGTGTTCCCGAACTAAAAATTATATCTCTTTTTTGCAGTGTATCATTCCATTTCAATCTACGGTAATAACTTAGATCAGGCTTGATCTTTTTAATTGGTGACGAATTTACGTTTAGTGCGATTTGTTTGTCTGACTCTACCTCGACTTTTACGAGTCTACAAGCTCCGTATTCCTCGCTGCTATTCCATTCTTCTTTCATCCAACCGCTTATACAATTGCGAGCAGGATTTATAGCCTCAATCCAAAATGCTTGCCTTTTAGGACACCATTGAGTCACTAAACCTTTCGTACCATTCCAAACACTATTGCATTTGATCTCGACCGTATCTCCCACGCAAATTCTCTCAGGCCCAACCGTTTCTGTCTGCTCGACTGGTTCATGCATTGGTGGATCAAGCCACTCGAAATCGCTTCTGTCACACCATCTCATAAACTTTCCGTCTAGAGACTCAAAGTAAAATATATCGCCGTGGGGCTTAACCGTACCAAGAGAGCCTATTCTATTGTGATCATGAGATATAAAAACAGCATTGGCTTCTGTTTGGACTTGCTCGACAGGTTTGCAGTCTCGCGATACAACCCAAAACGCACCGTTGGTTAGCTCGCTTGTTACTCGTACCGAGTTTCCTTCGATATCAATGATTTTTGATCGTACCCAAACCCTATCGCCAATTTTAAATTCTTTCATTTTTTCCTCTTAAAAAATCTTTAACGCCAGTAATTTCTACTCCAATTATACTATCGTCTTCCACAGAAAGCAATTCTAAAATAGATCTTTTTACAGATTAAGGTCTAATTTTCAATCCCCTATGATATCTCATACCATAAGCTGTTTCTGGGGTAACTTCTCTGCCGTTACGAACAAATACTACGTCTAAATTTCCTTCGTGGGCCATGAGAATAGCAGTGTCTAAAACTTCATCGTCGCCATTGTCCTGGATTTCACCATCTAATAAAAGCCTTGCTTGTTCTTCGACTTCGCTCCAATGTTTTGATGATTTTATGTAGATTCTTTTAGTCATTTTTTACCTTTTGCGTAATTAAACCCAGCTTGAAACGCTTGCCATAAAAACTCAATATCGCTATCGAAATACCTAAATTCATTGCGAGCAAGATTGGTTTGCGCGAACAGCCACTTTTTCGTCATGTATCGCTCAAACTCGATGCGGATCTCGTCAATCTTTTGTTCAGTCATTTTAATCTCCTTGCTGTTCGTTACTATTTTCATCAGGCGATCTAAAGAATCGACGATAGCTTCTTCTTGAAGCAACGCGGTGTGCGTAACCAATAATCTCCGAATCTGCAAGAAAATTAATCAACGCCTCTTGCTTGACAGTTTTTATTCTACTATCCTTCGGGCCGTTTGTCAATGGGGCCGGTGAAGAAATTGGAAGATCGTTTTCGTTTGACGATTTACGTTTTGGTGGCGGCCCGTTTGATCCCATGGCTTTTCCTTGATCTAATTATAAACAAGTAAAAAGGATTGTCAAACCCTTTTTGCTATTGCGGTAAAATTTTCAAGCCATTCTTCAAGAGTATATACGGTTGGAGGATGGTAATGAACATCATCTTTTTTTGAGTAAAAATCACGTATCATAAAATCAGATAAGTGAAGAGGATCTTTTTCAAAAAAATCTAAATCTTTAGAATTTCGGTAGGCTTCAATGCAGGCAATTTCAAAATCTAAAAGCAGATCATCTTTAGACGAGTATTCGACTGGGAATAAACATGGTTCGCTACCCCAGTAGTTCCATAGGTGGTATTGAAATATTAATTTCATATAATTATCTCTTGCAAAAGCCCATTGTCGGTTAAAAAATCAGTAAAATATACGAACGTAGTTGCCCGTCTAATGTTTGTGTTTGAATCGCCGCCCAATAGCCTAAGCCGGTGTGGTTCGTATAGAAATGTGGTATCAGAATCAGAAAATTTAACTTCATACAAAACAGAATCGCCGTTTGGCACGACCTGAGATACGGTTCCACGATTAGCGATTCGCGCTTTTGCGCACTTTATGCATCTTCTATCACTACACTGCCCACGAATTAATTCTACAGTATCACCCACGAAAAATATATTGTTTAATTTACTCACTTTAATCACTTTCTACATTTAGTGAACTACTTAAAAAATCCACCACTTAAATTAATTTTTCACTACTAAAATAGCCTGACATAAAATAATCTATTTTATCTAGAGTCGAACGCAGCGTATCTTCTGAAACACCGTTCTCATCTTCTATTTGTACCGAGAGATACTGCATACTCAGTAGCCCTGGCTCACTTTTGCTTTCGATGTGATATATAGACAGGCTCACTGGATTGTTAGCCCATTGTATTTTTTGATTTACTAAATAAATGGCTCGCAGTACCGATTCGGCGGTTGGATTGCCCCGCAGCATTACCATTCCGGTTAATATTTGCATTGTTTTTTTCTCCTGTTTTCTAGATTTTTTTTCTAGTGTTTTCTCTTTTTTTACTAGAATCGCCCGTATTCTTTTGTCTATTCGACCTTTTTCTAGCCAAAAAACAGCCCGAATTGCTATAGTTTTAGTATACCAAAATAGGGGGTAAAGTCAAGCTAAAAATGCCTGAAATAGTATCGTTTTTTAGGTGAGTTTTCTTGAGTCTAAAATCTAAAAAAACATCAAAATCCCCAGGGAATATATACATATAAACAAAAACACTATACATAAAATAAAACATATACTATAAACACATATAACATATATACAAAAGACAATAGAGAAGAAGAGATGTATATTGTATAATAAATATTAATGCGTTTTTGTGCCAACCAGCGCCCCTCGCGACGAGTTGCCTAATTTTTAAGCATCTGTGTCAATTTCTATATGTTTTACCTCAAAAAGCCTGATATTTTTAGCTTGTTTGGATTGTTTTACTTGTTTTGCTTTCTTTATAGCGTCTTCTTTGTTGGTATATGTGTGTGAATGATTTGTAGGATGATCTGGATGGAATACATATGTATATGTTAATAAGTATGATTTATCGGATGGTAATTTCATTTTTGTATTCCCCTATATGTCTTTTTTTATATGTTTGTATATATCTCTATATATATGTATATATACAATAGTATATGTTAATCGTCTATGTATGATTTAATCATTGCTTTTGCCATTGCATCTATATAGTGGCAAACGCCCTCGTATGATTGACTATCTTGAACAATCTTGCCTGAATCGCCGCCCCTATAGTCAATAATCACATAACTACGGGGATTATTCTTGGGCTCTGCATAAAAAACGCGCACTCTATCGCCCAGTTTGATGGCGGCATACTTGGATAGCCCCACTTCCATCCAAAATGATGTGCCTTTTTTGTTAATAAAATCGGGCACGCCCTTTTCATCTGTGAATACGTTGAATGGCATAGTGTTATTCCTATATATGTATATATGTATATACTTATAGATCTACCTTTTGTGATTGTATATAGTATAGTTCAAAGTTCTTGCAGGACTTATCATTCTTTTTTTTATTATAAAATTCTCTAGCCAGTGATTCGCTAGTGAAAGCCTTGTATTGGTTCTCTTTTTCTATACCTGGAGCAAACGAATCAGTATACCAAAAATTTATCCATGATAGAATATAGTATGGCTTGTCGTTATCAAAATCTAAAATCATTGTATTCCCCTATATAGAAAAATATATAAATCACACATTCTTTGTATTCTACTATACTAAAACAGTATGTCAAGTGCTACCTTTGTAAATGTTGTGTAAACGCTGTGTAAAAGTTTGGTAAAATGGTCAAAATAGGTCAACTTTTCTGTGCGAAAAACGCCATTTTTGTACATCATAAACATACAACGTAAGTTTATAAGACTTGTTGATTTTATTCTTGTACACTCACCTCTTATCAGTGGAACAGTTAAATGAACGTATTTTCTAGTCTAGTTTTAGTAAGGAAAGAAATATATGTGTGAGTTGATTAGTTTGCTTAGTTATTTGACTAATTCTACTTTATTTTAGTGTTTCTTCTACTTGAATACCCACTGATTAGTAGGTTTATTGGTAAAATACGGTCTAAAGTACGTTGTATATTTATTCTAAGTGGGCCAAATACAGACTTTTTTAGCTAAAATAAATAAAAAATATAAAATATAGGGCCAAAACGGCCCTTTTTTTGTCTAAAAATGGTCGAATCTCACCAAACCTTCTAAAATGCCCCAAAACGCACCGAACGGGTTGGATGACATATGTATCAAAGTTTTTTAAAACGTGCGTCTAATGCGATCCTAGAAGCTCGCTGACTGCTTCCGATGGGTCCAATCAGAATAGTTTGGGTTGTACAAAAGTGGGCTGACTACTCTCGCTTGGCTCAATCAGAATACTTTGCCTTAGACAAACCATACCTTTTCTTCTCTTACTATATAGAAAATTGGCTGACTGTTCATACAGAAATGAACTGACTGTTTGCCATTATTGCAATCAGAAGACATTAGCTTAGACAAACTGGTAGAAAAAAAGGGAAGCCTTACGAGTAGCTCCCTGCCCCTTGAACTGAACCCTAGAGATCAAGCCTCTAAAGTGGGGTATTGCCGGTCGTCACCGACTATAGCGGAATGTAGTGGATTTGAACCACTATGACTTTTACATCGCACTGTTTAGCAAACAGGCCCGACCAATCCGTATTCGGCTACATTCCAATCAAGCGGAAGGTGGGGGATTCGAACCCTATCCAACCCCTTTCAGGGCCACTGTTTTCAAGACAGCTTCTTCACCGTTCAGATACCTTCCATTAGGTGGTAGACGGGAATTGAACCCGCCATCGCTTGAGTCACAGTCAAGCATCGCACCTTGCGACTACCACAGTGGACCGACTGGGAATCGAACCCAGCTATCTTGATTGCAAGTCAAGAACCTAACCCATTAGCCAGCCCATAAGTAGGAGTAGATGGAATTGAACCAACTTCACAGGTATATAAGACCTGGGCCTTAACCAGTAGACGATACTCCCATATCAACACGATTTCGGGAATCGAACCCGCATCAACTGTTTTGCAGACAGCCTGGGAACCATTCCCCTAATCGTGATCAGTGGTGCGAGAGGGATTCGAACCCACACTGTCTAGTTCCTAAGACTAGCGACTCCTGCCGTTGGTCTACCGCACCATTCAAGTGACTAAAATTGGAATCGAACCAATCTCTTCTGTTCTTCAGACAGACGCTCTCACCAGATTAGCTATTTAGTCTCCGTGTACCCCCGGTGGGATTTGAACCCACACTGCCTAAATTTTAAGTCTAGTGACTCCTGCCTGTTGGTCTACGAGGGCATGTAAGTATTATACACAAATCATTGTTGATTGTCAAGTTAGATAATTAAAAATTACTCTTTTTCCTCCAACCTAAAATAAAATTCCTATACATTTTCTGTTTTTCGGTTAGTTTACTAATAATTTCTTCTGGTACATCTTCTAAATCCCAAACATATCGCACATAACCATCTGATGGTAAATATGCAGAATCAGAATTTTCCATATCTTCATAACGACCATTACCGCCATCATGGTATGCGACAAACATTAAATTTCCAGTATATGTCTGGCATAAATATACAACATCGGTTTTTAGTTCGCTTTGCTCTAGATATTTCATTATTGATTTACAATCCTTCTCCTTCTTCGCATTCAATTGTGACTTTCACACAAGCAAAACAAAAGTTAGAACTTCTATTCCTATCTGCTTTTTCCCTAGTTTTATGGAGTACCGTAGAGCCATCATTATAAACATTAGCCCAAAGTTCAATCTTTTTTCGTTCTTTAACTTCAATCAAATCAAGCGCACTGTCTCCATTAGACCATGTTGCACCATCTTTATACCACAAATGTATCCTCCAATTGCCATCACGCTGCTTAATAGCCCCATGAATATGATCACAAGCGTTTCCATCAACCGAATAAATCTTTACTTCTTGTCCATTTCGCGTTTTGTACTTTTTATCTAAACTAATCATTATTCTTTCTCCCAACAAAGATTATAAAGGTCGTCTCCCCACACATCTACAATTGTACCATCTGCTAGTTCTTCTGTCAAGACTTTACCATCTGGATCTTGTAGTAAAACTACAAAATCGTCTAGATTTTTTGATTTTTCTTTTATCCAAATTGTTTGTCCACTTTGTAATTTGATTTTATGAATTTTCATTTTTTCTTTCTAGGATTAACATTTGGGCAACTGCCTGTATTTTATTTGCAATTTCAATTGCTTCTTCTGGAGTCAATTTAACTCTTACTTGACTAGGCAAATCTGGAAAAGATTCTTCTTCTTTTTCTGTTATCTGAAGCAATACGCGATCGTGATCAACATTCCAACTAACACCCACAAAACAATCTTTGTATTTTACGCTTTTCATAAAAATTGACTGACTACTCTCGCTTGGCTAAATCAGAATACATTAGGCTTTACATTAAGGAAAAAAATTTGGGGTTGTTGGAGAGGTTTTCGTCTCTCGGTCTGTGTCCCGCTAAAGCCCAGACAGGCAGTTGCATCATGTGGCATATCGACAGTGCGCACCGCAATATGCTTATGATCTAGGGGATTCTCTGTGCTTTATATTGCACCACAACAACCCAACGGTATCGACCGCCCCTCGCCCATTACGTTGCTTACACCTTGTAAACAGCCATATATGACTACTATCAAATATACGGACGAATACAACAACATAACTTAGCAAGGCTATTTTTTCGCTTGTTCACAATCTACACCGGGCATTTTTTCTCATAACAAGCAAACAAGAAAAAACACGCAGCAGGTATATTATAGCCCCGCAAGCCCCCCTGCCAAAAAACTTGCGAAACTTTGGTGTGCTAAATTATTTCATGTCTTTTCTCTTCTCTTTGTAGAGAAATAATTTCTTCAAGAAAATCCAGATAATTTTTCTTAAATTTAATCAACGCCCGTTCTTTTGACATACAATAAACAGCTAGACGACAGTATGGTTTTTTAGAGATAACACTAAATTGTGCCTTTCCATCAATCACAATTCCAGATGCAATATCATCTCTAAGAAAAAGATATTCATCAGTGTATAGTATGTCAGAATTCATTCTCTTGCCCCTTGTCCTTTTATCTTACTATACTTATCGTCTTTTGTCAAGTCAAACTTGAATAATTAATCCCAATCAGCATCGGGATAATCCGCGCTTGAACCAATTTTATCATTAAGATTTGGATCAACAAATTCAGAATATACCAATCCAATGGCCTCTTTGACTTCATCTAAATTATTTCTTAGATATGCCACCCGTTTTTCCAATGCCTCTAGCAAAACCTCGGCAGACAAATCCTCTGGATCTCCATCGTGATTAATACAAAACATAACATCAAAATCAGAATTGAATCTATCTAGCATATTTCTTCCTTTACTAAAAACTGACTGACTACTCTTGCATGGCCAAATCAGAATAGATTAGCTTAGACAAACGAGGCGAAAAAAAAATCAGAGCCAGCACGCCCCGCAGTTAGGAAACCGTGCTAGCCCTGATTGTGCCTATTGCTAGGACTTTACGACCTTTGGCCGATACATTTTCTTGTAAAGCAAAGTGCGGTATTGTTCACCGGCAACTTCCTCGATTGTCAGATACGGCCCATTAGCACCGCGACCAACAGTACGAACCACACCAACATGGTTCTTCAAAATGTTCTTGCGACCATCAACTGGGTACTGACAAGAAAACAAATCACCAACACGAACACGAGTCTTGCGACAAATAACTTCACTCATTCTTCAAACTTCCTTAAACTAGGACAAACAAACCTTTACCACACACACACACATTATACCAAATCAAAATCAACTGTCAAGTCATTCTTTGAAAATAATAATCAAGTCTCCAGCATTATCAAACTTGACATTGACTCGATCATAATAGATCCCATCGGATTGATTAAGATCGTAGTATTGTTTATATTTGCCGTGGTTATCCATGATAAAGTCCAATAGTTATTTTTAGACCTAAAAGTATAAAACTATATAAAGAGCAATCTTTTTCTTTTGGTTGACTTCTTCCGATGTGAAACCATAAGTTATAACGCTCAGAATGTTCATTAGTTATATACCAGTTAGAACGACTCCATTGTATGTCAATAACGGATGGACATAAAGGAATCTTGAGAGATAATAATGTTATCGGAGGTTTTTGTTTCATATTTTTTAAGCACTAAATTTTGTAGCTAGAATAACTTCTTTTTCTTGAAGATCGTCGGTCACATAATCAATCCTACCAAGGTGTTTCTTATCATTAGTAGACTTAACACAAACTGTGTTGAGATCATCAATCTTAGTATACCACCAATCGCCACCAAGTCTTTCATCAAAAGCAAACTGAAAAACCATACCATTAGCTAAATCTTTGAATTTCATCTTACTGTAATGTCCAATTGAGATAAGTTTTACTTTGAACTTTGTTGTTAAGTATATAGCACGCACGATTGAGTATCATAGCATAATCCCAAGCTTCATTAAATGAATGGAACTGCTTGATCTCTCGATCGTTTTTATCGTACAGAGAATACGACCAAGGATGTTGCTTGTTCATTTTCTTTTCATCTCTCCTTCTAGTTTTTCTTGAAGCGTAAAGGCCGTAAAACAACAGAACTTATAATAGCAGCAAACAATATTATCGCAGTAGGCACAATGAACATACCAACCACCACAACTTTCACAAAAGCTAACCATAACTCCGTGATTTGATGCGAACTTGTTTGCTATTTCTGTTTCTGTCATATCTTTATTCTATAATCTATACAGCGATTGTCAAGTTCATCTAGAGAATACTCGCAAAATATTCTTCATTAGACAAAAACTCAAAGTTAGAAGAAATATACGTTACATGAAAACATTCTTGTTCTGCTGATTTCAGGGTATTTATACACTCAAAAAACTTACTTGCCCAAACATAAAGCTTTTCATCTTGCCCCTTGAAAAACCCGCGAAGAATCCATTTCTCATTATCAATTCTAGCTAGCAACAAACAATTCCCAACAGGTTTTCCGTAGATACCACTTTTCATTTCGCGATATCCCATGCTTTTTAGGATTGTAGTCATTTCTGTGTTTGTCATTTTTTCCCTTTCTTGTCCTTTTATTATACTCTTTATATCGGCACTGTCAATCGGAACCTTTAAGAAAATGGGCATAAAAAAACCCCCTCTTTTGGGGGGTGCGGGGCCAGCCCCGTATACGAAAAAACCCCTGTAACCCAACGATTGTCGGGCCAGGGGGAACGAAGTCTAGCAGAGAGGACTCGAACCTCCGATCCTCTGGTCCCAAACCAGATGCGTTTGCCGCTACGCTACTGCTAGATAAAAAGTGTGGGAGGCGAGAATCGAACTCGCGCGGATTGGCTTATGAGGCCAATTCGGATACCAGCAACCTCTCCCAAGAGCCGCCTATAGGACTCGAACCTACAGTGAAGTTTCCTTCGTCTGATTACAAATCAGATCCCTTACCAATTCGGGGCAAAGCGGCTTAATAACTCTTATTTTCTCTATACCTTATTTTTCTAGAATGTCTACCATTCCCTTTATTTCTATTTTTAAAAGTTGGTAATTGAGAATCACAATTCGGACACACTAATCTTAGGTTTTCCAAATTATTATTTTCTGAATTTCCATCTATATGATCTAATACTAAAACAAGATCATTATTCATCCAATTAGATATGCCACATATTTTACATGAATAATCTTTTTGTTTTAAATATCTTTTTGCCCATTTTTGAAATGCGGCTAGTCAGAATCGAACTGACGCATCAACGTTGGCAACGTTATAGGCTACCATTACATCATAGCCGCATTAAGCTCTTGGGGCTGGGATCGAACCAGCGACCTATCGGTTAACAGCCGATTGCAAACTGCCTCTGTGCTACCCAAGAATAAAAGTGGTACATATTGGAATCGAACCAATCACCCTGTCATTATCAGTGACATACTCTAACCAACTGAGCTAATGTACCATAGTGAACTATGCGGGTTTCGATCCCGCCTACCTAGCTTGAAAGGCTAGTGACCTCACCAGAAGTCGAATAGTCCGTAAATGTTGCTGGCCTGCACGCCTCCGATGGGGAATCACCGCCCCACCAGTCCCGTCATGCTCAGAACGCAACATGTTACCAGAATTGATTATGTTCTAGCCTAATTACTGTTATTATACAAACTTTCATCTGTATCGAGTGGTTCCAAATCCACTCCTTTTCTATATCGGATGCAAACAGTTATCAGCCTCATTATATTTCGAGACAGTATGGTAATTACTCCATATAAACATCCCCAGTGGTGCCGGTGAGACTCGAACTCACAACTCCCAGATTAAAAGTCTGGTACTCTGACCAATTGAGTTACGACACCTTCAAGCGACCGTGACGAGAATCGAACTCGCCTAATCTGATGGACAGTCAGATAACCTCTCCAGAAGTAGACACGGACAAAGCATACGTCCAGAGAATCGAACTCTGCCAGTCGGATTTGGAGTCCAACTCGCCACCTTGGAACATTGACGCATGTGAGTGGGAAATGTAGGAATCGAACCAATCGGCGGCCACCTAACATTTGCCAACAGATTTACAGTCTGCCGCTAGGATCATCTCCCCTGTGGATTATATTATACACCTTTACTGGCTACTTGTCAACAAATCTTGCTTCAAAATTTTGGATTTCTTTTTCGGCTTCGCTATAACTTTTTCTTGCTATTTGTTCAAGCCTCGCTCTAATTAGGTCGTCGCCTAGCAATCCCGTTATATCAACATCGTTATTAGAATGATAATACTGGGCAACTATCTTAAAGTTACTTAAGTTAACTACCGTAGATAACAATTTAGCAGCGGTGTCTCTTTCTTTTTTAAGAGATGCGATTTTTTGTTCTAATTGGTTAAGATTCATCCTTTTCCTCGCTTTTGATAACGTATACGCTATTAAATTCCAAGTATTGATCCGGGCATTCTAGGCACATCGGAGTACCATGGTGCTCAAAAAAGGTAACATCAACTTCAACCCTTTTGTTACACTCTGGACAGTCCCAGGCTGTAATTACTTTCCATGGGTCTAGATATTGAATTGACATTATTCTTTTTGTCCCTTCCATTTCAAGGTCACATTACCATCTTTATCAGCAACGTATTCCGCCGCATTGTTTTGTATTGCTTGTTTTTTTATTTGTAGTCGGCCATTATATATTCCAATATGCAAACATGCAATACTAGAAAATAGCCATATGGCTAAAAAAATCAAAAACATGATCTCAAGAATCAAACTTTTTTCTGACTCTGCGTTCATTCGTCGTCCTCGGTTTCTACAAGAATATCCAATGAAGTGTATTCACCATCTAGTGCATCGCGTTGAAATGCAATAGCATCTTCTAAAATATACCAAGAGCGTTCGGTTGCGTCAAGTTCTAACCATTCAGAACCAGAAATAATGTTTTTTCCACCATCAATACAATCTTCGATGTTATCTTCAATAGCAACAAATCTTGCATCTTTTGGATCAATCTTTGCCCAACCACTAAACTCAAGTACAATATACTTATCCATTCGCTTGTCTCCTTGTGCTTTGATTATACATTGTTTATCGTCCTTGTCAACCCTTTTGCTTTACTAAATTTGCCAAAAAAAATCCCCCATTTCTGGGGGTGTGGGGCTGGCCGCGACCCCCTCTTGCGGGGGGATCTTGGCTGTGTCTTATTTAATTCTATCTATAATCAAGCCCAAGACAAATAGGGCTAGTAGTACGAAGAATAGATTAAGCTGCATTACTTGCAACCAATCTGCAATAATCAATAAATATATCTTGTTGCATATCCATTTTCATTTTATTTATATCCTTATGTACAAATTGAATATTGTCAAGAGTATAATTTTTTGTAGAGTCAATTCTATCTATAGAAGCTGTCCACTTTCTTTCCAATAAAAATTCATCAGATGTTTTTGGTAAAATCAGTTTTAATCCTGTTAGTGCGCATTTGAAGTCTTGCTTTTCAATTAATTCATCAAGATCACTCAAGTTAAAGTATATTTCTAACTTTCTACTTTTAGCATTCAAAATAAAGGCTGTCCAATACATTTTCATAATGTATTTAGAAACAAACTCTGTTTCATTAATTGCACATCCACAAGACTTTTTTCTACCAGTATTTATCAGTGTTTTTTTACATCTAATTATATTACCGCATTCACATTTGCATATCACAGCCTTATATTTTTCATCAATAATTCCGTCTTCTTTTAAAATAGTTAGTTTTGATTTTTTTATAAACCTTGGCATATTTGATTCCTTGTAGTTAAAATATTATTTATCCAATAATATATACACCACAAAAAAAATGAGATTAATATTAATCCCATTAGTTTCAAACAATCTATGCTGCGTTTGCAAACTCTAATGCAAGATTTAGCGCTTCCATATTTTGGTTAAATCCAGGTCCAAACCATAAAGAATTCATACGGTTATCGTTATTACGACCCTGAACATAATTAAAATAATTATTGACACCATTCATTGCTTGCCACCAAGTTCCTTGAATTGCTGGAATATTTTGACCATCAGCGGTTTCAATTAGCTCAAAGATCTTATCCATCGTATTGCGAGTACGAGTCTTGATCTCACTGTCTTCAGTATCAGCTACACCAAGAATAATCTTGACATACTTTTTAACATCGGTGTAATTGAAGTTACGTGAAGCCAAGAACCGATACTTATCGGCAGTTGCCTCAAACTCACTGTTAACAACATTCATGATGTCGCGAACTTTTTCCATGTTGATCAAACTCGACTGAGTATGACGAATGCGAATCAGTTTGCTAGCCTTGGAATTGTGAGCCATGGCCAAGGTGTTTGCACACACAATACGAATCGGGGTAAATCCAACGCGAATCGCCGTGGTGCCATCGTGAGAATTCGACAGCATAACAAACTTGGAAATTTCATCGCCACGGACAATCTCGCTGTTCTCGCGATTGATCTGGGCCAAGATCCAAATCTTTTGACCTTCTTGCAAAGATCCAGCAGTGTGAAAACTAGCCTCGCCACTTTCGATGAACGGACTGAACCACTCGAACGCATCCACGTTTTGGGTTGGAACATATCGGGGGCCAACAACACCCAGGATAGATCCGTCAGACTCGCGCACCGTAGCTCGCGCCGGTACTTCTTGCCCGTCTCGCGTGAATAGATCCCTTAGACCCACATTCCAGTCCAGGCCAGCCTGAACAATCGCCTCGCGAACACCGGGGGGATTATCCAATTTTTGCCCCAGTCCATGCCACGGGGTTTGCCCCACATAAAACATTGTCTCAACATTAGCAACCATGGTAAAAACCTTTCTGAAAAACCTCTGAACTTACTTTTCTTATCTTACTAAACTTTTTTGTTTTGTCAACTCCACTAGGGAAGTTTCCAGCTATAATTTTCTTCAAGAACTATGCCATAATCCCTGAGAAAATACGCTTTAGTACACTCAAAACAACTTCCATGAGTAAACAACTCAAGAGAATTTTGTGAGAAGTGCTGCATCTTGAAGAGATACATTTCAAGATCTAGATCATCTGGATCTTTTCCACGATCTTCAGGTCGATCATCCCACCCCTTGAGCCAATCAAAATTTTCTTGAGAGATTTCTAGATCAAACTCTTTTTTGCACGTTTTGCAGGTTAGTTTTGCTTTTTGTTTCATAGTCTTATTCTACAATAGATTATCAACTTGTCAAGCTTTGCTGCTTAGATTTTTTAGAAAAAACAATGCCGTTATTTTTGGGGGTGCGGGGTGGCACCCGACACCCTTTGCTTGATGTCTTTTGGGGTATTAATTCTATCTAGACCAAGACCTAGACCAAGACCCAGACCTAGACCCAGACCAAGACCCAGACCTAGACCCAGACCCAGACCAAGACCCAGACCAAGACCAAGACCCAGACCAAGACCTAGACCTAGACCAAGACCCAGACCAAGACCCAGACCAAGACCTAGACCTAGACCTATATTTTTGTTTTAAGCTACGCATTTTATATCCCAGACCCAGACCAAGACCCAGACCCAGACCAAGACCCAGACCTAGACCCAGACCCAGACCTAGACCTAGGCCTAGACCCAGACCCAGACCTAGACCCAGACCAAGACCTAGACCCAGACCCAGACCAAGACCCAGACCCAGACCAAGACCAAGACCAAGACCCAGACCCAGACCAAGACCAAGACCAAGATCTATATTTTTGTTTTAAGCTACGCAT